GTCGGCAGCGTCAGATGTGTATAAGAGACAGATTTAATTGCGATAAAAAGTTTTAATAAATATATAAATAGGGCGAGTAAAGTGGGCATTTGACCAGAAGCCGAAATACATAGCACAAGTCGATGGAAATGTCAAGACTTTTTACCGAAAGTTCTTTCTTTTTCTTTCAGACTGTGCTATACTATAAGCGCCACACAATCTAATATGTTCAAGTCGTTTAGGGAAAACTGCTTTGGTAAAAAGTGTTTTCTCTCTTTACTCATTTCATTTGTCCCTTTGCGGCTTGATTGAGATTGTGTGGCAACAATGAGGGTTGACACTTTTTCAGTGCGTCTCTCGTTGTGGGGGCGCACTTTTTTAATGCCCTCGGAAAGGATGGGATAATGAGATGAGAAAGTTCTTGGCAGCGTGCATGGCGATTGTCATGATATTTACGATTGCAGGTTGCAGTTCAGAGGGGCATGAAGGAGAAGCTAAAACTCCATCGGGTTCCAGTATTCAAAAAGGCAAGGATTATCAAAAAGTAGTTGACGAATTTGAAAGTAGTGGTTTCACAAACATCAAACTTGAAAAACTTGACGACCTTGTTACCGGTTGGCTTACAAAAGACGGTGAGGTTGAATCTGTTTCCGTAGATGGCGATACTGGATACTCTGCTGATACTTGGTATCCGGCTGATGCCGAGGTCGTAATCACATATCACACATTCCCGGAAAAAGAAACTTCTGAAACAGATAGCGAATCCGTTTCAACCGAAGAGCCTGCTGTTGATATTTTGACAGTAGATAATTCTCCAGAATTGGCAGCAATGCTTTCTCTTAAAGCAGATATGGATCAATCGTATGCCGATTTTGCAGAGGCTCATAAGAATCAGGTTATTGAGTTTGATGGCTGTATTACCTATCTTACAAACCACGATAATTACGACACCCGATATGATTTGCTAATCAGTGCTGGAGACTATGTGGATGAAAATACTGCAAACCCTGGCCCAACTTTTAAGTTTAAGGATGTTGGTGTATATGATTTAGGAGACGGACTTACGCTTGCTGATTATATCAAAGTCGGCAGCAATGTAAGAATACAGGCTAAAGTGCGGAGCTACAATTCTGATACCGGTCTCTTTGAACTTGATCCAGTAAGTGTAGAAGCTCGATAACAAACAACTTTATATTTGACCGAGATGCTTAAACGGTGTCTCGGTCTTTTTTTATGCCTTTTTCCGCCGCGCGAAAAATACATCCCCTTTTATGAAGAGAGGAGTAAAAAAGCTATTTTTAAGAATAGACATTCTCTTTTCAGTTTTGAAAAAAACTACATGAAAGGAGGCTCATTTGCCAATGCTCGAAAGTCAATTTCAATCGAAGCTCATTAAGGAGCTTAAGAAACTTTTTCCGGGTTGCATCGTGATGAAAAGTGACTCTGGATATTTACAGGGCATTCCTGATCTGCTTATTCTGTTCAATGACAAATGGGCTGCTCTGGAATGTAAACAACACGCTGGCGCAAAAAAGCAACCGAACCAAGAATATTATGTGGGCAAGATGGACGAGATGTCTTTTTCCAGATTTATTTGCCCCGAGAACAAGGAGGAAGTGCTGCATGATCTTCAACAATCATTCCAATCTTGAAGGGCAACACGCTTTTCTTGGTGCCAGCAAGTATCATTGGATTAACTATGATGAAACAAAAGTAGCCGATGCTTATTCAAAGTTTTTGGCCACACAGCGAGGAACCGTTCTACATGACTTTGCATGTCAATGTATCACTTTAGGGCAAAAACTCCCCAAGTCACAGAAAACATTGAACATGTATGTCAATGACGCAATTAGTTTTCGTATGGTGCCTGAACAGATTCTGTTCTATTCAGAAAATTGCTTTGGCACAGCTGATACGATTGTGTTTCGGAATGGTACGCTTCGTATTCACGATTTGAAGACCGGTGTCGTGCCGGCGCACATGGAGCAGCTTGAAATATACGCTGCTCTTTTTTGTTTGGAATACAAGGTGAAACCATCGGAAATCGAGATGGAACTTCGTCTGTATCAGAACAATGAAATTCTATATCACACGCCTACTGCCGAAGATATTGTTCCAATCATGGACAAAATTATTACCTTCGACAAGGTTATCAGAAAAATCAAAGAACAGGAGGGTTAAACCATGAGTCTCACGGATGATATTTTAATGCATTACGGTATGCCCAGAAGGTCTGGTCGTTATCCTTGGGGTTCGGGTGATAACCCTTATCAACACAGCGGCGATTTTCTCTCTCGTGTGGAAGAACTGAAAAAGTCCAATTTCACCTTTACTGACAAAGATGGAAAAACTTACACAGGAGAAGTAGCCATTGCAAAATCCATGGGCTTGAGTACAACCCAATTTCGTACCCAGATGAGCCTTGCGAAGGATGAACGCCGTTCTGCTGATGTCGCTACGGCTAAGGCTCTTCGTGCTAAGGGTTATAGTTTGAATGAAATCGCTGACAAGATGGGCTTCGCTAACGATTCTTCGGTTCGCTCGCTTTTGAATGAGAGTTCCGAAGCTCGTATGAATCAGGCAAAGCAGACCGCTGAATTTCTGAAAAAACAGATTTCGGAAAAAGGCATGATCGATGTCGGAACCGGAGTCGAAAGAGAGCTTGGTATTTCGAAAGAGAAAATGAACCAGGCTCTTTATATTTTGGAAATGGAAGGCTATCCCATCTATGGCGGCGGTGTCCCTCAGGTAACAAACCCGGGTAAGCAAACAAACATCAAAGTCCTTTGTCCACCCGGAACAGAGCACAAGGAGATTTATAATTTTGAGAATGTTCATTCTGTCAGAGATTATGTATCTCATGATGATGGCGAGACATTTGATAAATTTGTCTACCCCAAGAGCATGGACTCAAGCCGTTTGAAAATCCGTTATGCAGAAGATGGCGGTATTCAGAAAGACGGTGTTATCGAAATCCGTCGTGGTGTAGACGACTTGTCTCTTGGTGATTCTCACTATGCTCAGGTTCGTATTCTGGTAGACGGCAACAGATATTTGAAAGGAATGGCTGTCTATTCTGATGATCTTCCTGATGGTGTGGATGTGATGTTTAACACCAATAAGAAAAAAGGAACTCCGACATCGGATGTTCTGAAGAAGGTCAAGGATGATCCTGACAATCCATTTGGTTCCCTTATCAAAGCCGGTGGGCAGAGTTACTACATTGACTCTGATGGTAACCGGCAGCTTTCCCTTATCAACAAGCGTGCTGAAGAGGGTGATTGGGGTGAATGGGCAGATAAACTCCCATCCCAGTTTCTTTCCAAGCAGAGTTTGAGCCTGGTTAATAAGCAACTGAATCTGGCGGCGTCCGATAAGATGGCTGAGTTTGACGAGATCTGCTCACTGACCAATCCGACAGTCAAGAAATCACTGTTGAAGTCCTTTGCGGATGATTGCGACTCCGCTGCTGTACATCTTCAGGCGGCTGCGCTTCCTCGTCAGAAATATCAGGTAATTCTACCTATCACTTCGATGAAAGACAACGAAGTGTATGCTCCGAATTATAAGAATGGTGAAACGGTAGCATTGGTTCGTTATCCGCATGGCGGCACTTTTGAGATTCCTATCTTAACCGTAAACAACAAGCAGGCAGAAGCTCGCCGAATTCTGGGTAACACACCTAAAGATGCAATCGGTATTAACAGCAAGGTTGCGGAACGCCTTTCCGGTGCTGATTTTGATGGCGATACCGTTATGGTCATTCCCTGTAACTCCAGTAAAAGCAAGGTCAAAATCACATCTACTCCTCCTCTGAAGGGGCTTGAGGGATTTGACCCTAAACTGGAGTATGGCGGAAAACCTGCTGGTACTTTCAAGCCTATGAAGAACACACAGAAAGAGATGGGTGTCATTTCTAATCTGATTACTGACATGACTTTGAAGGGTGCCACACAGGATGAACTTGCAAGAGCGGTTCGCCATAGCATGGTGGTTATTGATGCTGAAAAGCACAAGCTGGACTATAAACAGAGCGAGATTGACAATGGCATCAGCTCTTTGAAAAAGAAGTATCAAGGCACGGTTGATGAGGATGGAAGATACCATGAGGGCGCTTCAACTCTGATTTCCCGTGCTAAATCTGAAACTTCGGTCACCAAGAGACAAGGCAGTCCCAAAATCGACGAAAAGACAGGCGAATACATATGGAAAGATGTAGATGACCCTGTTTATGTCGACAAGCGGACTGGTAAAGTCAAAGAGCGTACGCAGCCGAGCACTAAGATGGCTGAAGCAAAGGATGCCTATACCCTGGTCTCTGAAGCTGATACCCCTGTGGAGCGCGCTTATGCAAGCTATGCCAATAAGATGAAAGCCCTGGGTAATCAGGCCCGTCTTGAGATCCTCTCCACCGGAAAAGTACCCTACTCCGCCACTGCAAAAGAGGCCTATCAAGCTGAAGTTGACTCTTTGAATGCTAAGCTTAATGTAGCTTTGAAGAATGCGCCAAGAGAAAGACAGGCTCAGACTATGGCTAATGCGGTAGTAGCTGCTAAAAAACAGGACAACCCGGATATGACAAAGGGCGAACTCAAGAAAGCAAGCCAGCAGGCACTTACTCAAGCTCGTGCCTCTGTTGGTGCAAAGCGAGAGACCATCAAGATCACAGACCGTGAATGGGAAGCAATTCAGGCTGGTGCTATCAGTGAAAATAAGCTTACCCAAATCATTGACAATGTGGACATTGACAGTCTTAGACAGCGCGCAACACCGAGAGCAACAACTACTCTCAGCACTGCAAAGCAGAATAAGATTGCTTCGATGAATGCTTCTGGCTACAGTACATCAGAAATTGCTGAAGCTCTTGGCATTTCTACAAGCACAGTGTCAAATTACTTGAATTGAAAGGAGTGACTGGCATGAATGGTTCTTGTGCCCTTACCACATTTGACAACCCTTACAATCCATTTGAACAGTTCTCCGATTGGTTCCTGTTTGATGTGGAAAAGGGTTACAACACTTGCGCTTATCTCGATCGAATTGCTCACACTTCTGACCAATTCTCTGAAGAAGAGAACAATCAAGAGATTGAAAGAGCGATTGACGAGATCATTCGTTATGACTTCATGAATATTTACAAGAAAGTGAAGAGAACGAAGACAACAAAAGCAGATAAGGCTTGAACTATAGGTTGAGGTCTAATGCTCTTTGAATAAAATTTTTGTTTTCTTTTCTGAAAATATTTGAATTTGAAGTCAATACAAACAAATTATCACTTGATCTGCACTGCTGCCGCAGGGCTTAAAGGCATGGGGAGGGGGTCTCCAAAATTGCACCCCCTACCTCATCGCGGCGGTCTTAAAAAAATCTCCGGAGGGATATTTTTGGAATGGGACTTACCCCCCTCGGGTGCAGTATTTGAACGAGCTTACAGGGTTGAAGCATTTTCCATAAAGTGTGAACATCTCCTTTCATGTTTCTTTTCTCCTTTCGGTGATTGGTGGAAATTCAGCTCTGTAAGTTCTTTCAAATACTGCACCTATTCTCACCTAAAAGAGTATCAGTTTGGACAGAAAGTGCAGCACAAGTATGCGGATATGGCGGAACTGGCAGACGCAATAGACTCAGAATTTATTGGAGGTAACTCCGCGCAGGTTCAACTCCTGTTATCCGCACCAAATTTTTAAGAGAGGAGGCAGTGCTAATGCCCAAAGGTAAAGCTGCAAGCTCTTCCGACTCAAATAGCCCATTGAGACCACCGACATCTCTCGAAGCGCAAGAGAACTTAATGATTTCTTTGGCGGTTCAATGTGCTGAAAAGCAGCTCAGAGACGGAACTGCTTCTTCTCAGGTCATAACGCATTATTTGAAACTTGGTTCCAGTAAGGAACGAATCGAAAAGGAGATTCTGGAGAAGCAGAAAGAGCTTATCGAAGCGAAGACCAAGAATCTAAATTCCAATAGTGAAGCCAAAGAGTTGTATAACAAGGCTCTTGAAGCGTTTAGGAGATATTCAGGTGCAGGCGGTGATGACGATGAGTATTAAAACATATTCCGAACTAATTACACTGCCGACATTTGAAGAACGGTTTTGCTATTTGAAACTCGATGGCTCTGTTGGGAAAGAGACTTTCGGTTTTAAGCGCTGGCTGAACCAAGAGTTCTACCATTCCGATAAGTGGTTGAAATTCAGAGATGAAATTATCATTCGTGATGAAGGTTGTGATCTCGGTGTACCGGGTTATGAGATCTTCGGCTCAATATTGATTCATCATTTGAATCCGATCACCTATGAAGACCTTTTTAATCAGAGCCCATGCGTCTTTGACCCGGAGAATGTGATCTGCACTAAGTTGAATACACATAATGCTATTCACTATGGTGATGAGAGTTTGTTACTTCTCCCTCCAGTACAGCGCACACAAAATGATACATGCCCCTGGCGAAAATAATGAAAGGAGAAAATTCCAATGACAAAGGAAATCTATGAAAACTCTATTCTTGATGATTCGACTGAAGCCATCGAGGAACAGGAAACGGAGTTTTGCGAAGACGCTGCTCGAAATGTAATCGGTGTTGTTACTGATTGCCTGAAGCTGAACATTCGTGAAAAGCCGACTAAGGATTCCAGAGTAGTAACGGTTGTGACCTGTCTTGACGAATTGGAAATTGACATGGGCGATTCCAATGATGATTGGTACGCTGTCTGTACTGCTACCGGTATCGAAGGATTCTGCATGAAGAAATTTGTAGCCGTCAGGCAGTAAGGAGAAAACGATATGGACAGTATACTGACATCGATTAAAAAGCTGCTCGGAATTGCTGAAGAGTATGAGCACTTTGACCCGGACATCGTCATGTACATCAATTCGGCATTCTCAGTCTTGACGCAGCTCGGTGTTGGTCCTGAAGAAGGATTCCGTATCGAAGATGCAAGTAAGACCTGGTCTGAATTCCTGTACGATGATCCTCGTCTTGAATTTGCAAAAACCTTTATCTACCTGAAGGTAAGACTGGCATTCGACCCGCCGTTGAGTTCGGCAGTGATGGAAGCAATTAACCGACAGATCAGAGAGCTTGAATGGCGAATCAATGTGACAGTCGACCCTGATTAAAAACGAGAGGAGGATTTCAAAATGGATAATACAACACTCGCCCATCACGGTATCATCGGCATGAAATGGGGAGTCCGGCGCTATCAGAATAAAGATGGCACTCGTACCACGGCCGGAAAGAAAAGAGAAAGTTCTTCTAACTCTGATGCTCCTGCTCATGAGGACTATGCTAAAGCTCATAACAGTAAGAGCGTTAAGTCTATGAGTGATGTAGAGCTTCGTAACCGACTGAATCGTCTTCAGATGGAGAAACAGTACAGTCAATTGTCTTCGACTGATGTGAATCGTGGAAAGGAATATGTATCAAAAACTCTGAAAGTTGCCGGAACAATTGCAACCGCTACTTCGACCGCCTTAACCATTTACAATAACTACGGCAAGATCAAAGAAATTGTAAACGGTATGGCTAAGAAAGCTGGCTAAGGAGGTACTTATGGCATTATCAAACACTGCCGTTCCCAAGTATTATGGCATGTTTCGTGATGCCGTGATTCGAGGGGAAATCCCAGTCTGCAAAGAGATCTCTATGGAAATGAACCGTATCGATGATCTCATCGCTAATCCGGGTGTGTACTATGATGACCAAGCTGTTGAGGGATGGATCGCTTATTGCGAATCTGAGCTTACCTTGACAGATGGCTCTGACCTTAGCCTATTGGATAGCTTCAAACTTTGGGGTGAACAGATCTTTGGTTGGTACTATTTTGTTGAGCGAAGCGTGTATCAGCCGAATCCAGATGGTCACGGTGGGCACTATGTTCGCAAGAATGTGAAAAAAAGGCTAATTAACAAACAGTATTTGATCGTTGCACGAGGCGCCGCTAAATCAATGTACGGCTCAACCTTGCAGGGTTACTTTCTGAATGTTGATACTTCTACTACTCATCAGATCACCACCGCCCCCACAATGAAGCAAGCGGAGGAGGTCATGTCCCCTCTTCGCACAGCTATCACTCGTTCAAGAGGACCGCTGTTTCAGTTCTTGACAGAAGGCTCTTTACAAAACACAACGGGTTCCAAAGCGAATCGCACAAAGTTAGCCTCTACAAAAAAGGGCGTTGAAAACTTCCTTACGGGTTCTCTTCTTGAGGTCAGACCAATGAGCATCAATAAACTCCAGGGTCTACAAATCAAGGTCGCAACCGTTGATGAGTGGCTTTCCGGTGACATTCGAGAGGACGTTATCGGTGCAATTGAACAGGGTGCATCCAAGGTGAATGACTACATCATCGTTGCAATCAGCTCGGAAGGTACGGTTCGTAACGGAAGCGGCGACACTATCAAAATGGAGTTGATGGACATCCTTAAGGGTGACTACATCAATCCCCATGTTTCCATTTGGTGGTATAAGCTTGACTCCATTGATGAAGTCGGAGACCCGGAAATGTGGCTCAAGGCTAATCCGAATCTCGGAAAAACCGTAAGCTATGAAACTTATCAGCTTGATGTTGAACGAGCTGAAAAAGCTCCAGCTGCCCGAAACGATATTCTCGCAAAGAGATTTGGGCTGCCTATGGAGGGCTACACCTATTACTTCACTTATGAAGAAACTCTTCCGCATCGAAAGAGGGACTACTGGCAGATGCCTTGTTCTCTCGGTGCAGACTTATCACAGGGCGATGACTTCTGCGCATTTACATTCTTGTTCCCTCTGCCAAATGGTTCTTTTGGTATCAAGACGCGAAACTATATTACCTCTACAACTTTAATGAAGCTGCCTGCTGCTATGAGGATCAAATACGATCAATTCATGGCGGAGGGCAGTTTAATTGTTTTAGAGGGTGCCGTACTTAATATGATGGATGTCTATGAAGATTTGGATAACCATATTCAGGAGTGCGGATATGATGTTCGATGTCTTGGGTTTGACCCTTATAACGCAAAAGAATTTGTAGCGAGATGGGAATCTGAAAACGGTCCGTTTGGAATTGAGAAAGTTATTCAGGGTGCAAAAACCGAATCAGTTCCACTTGGAGAACTGAAAAAGCTTTCTGAAGAAAGAATGCTTATCTTCGATGAGGACCTTATGACCTTCGCTATGGGTAACTGCATTACCCTTGAAGATACAAACGGAAACCGTAAACTTTTGAAGAAGCGATACGAGCAGAAAATCGATGCTGTTGCGGCAATGATGGATGCTTATATTGCTTATAAACTCAATCGAGATGCATTTGAATAAGGAGGTGGTCAAGTTGGATGAGATGTATCATCACGGTATTCTCGGTCAGAAATGGGGTGTTCGCCGTTTCCAGAACAAAGATGGAACTTTGACCGCCGCAGGTCAAAAGCGTTTGGAAAAGAAAGACGCAAAGTGGGCTCATAAAAACCACGACAAAATCGTATCTAAAGCCCGCAAAGATGTTTCCAAAGAACTCGATCAGTATGCCAATCAACTATTGAAAAATCCTTCTTCCGTGACATCGAAAGGTAAAATCAGTTCTTCGGCTATCAATTCCTATAATCGGAAGATGGCTGAACTGATGAATGAGTCCGTCAAGAATGTTACCGCACCTTCAGGGCGTGTCGTTCAATTCGTTGCAAAACGAGGTGAAGTCGGCGTGCATATGGCTCTGGCTGACAGAGGCTATGATATGCAGCAGTTGAAGAATGGTATCTGGGCTTCCGGTCGAGTTGCCTATAAGAAGAAAAATGTTGATATGGTTTAAGGAGGTGATGATTCAAAATGGAGATGTCTTTTGGTTCCAGACTGAAACATGCTTGGAATGCGTTTACTGGTAATGTTCAAACAAATTACCGTGATTTAGGCATGAGCTACTCATACCGAGCTGACAGACCAAGAATGTCCAGAGGCAATGAAAGATCAATCGTCACATCGGTTTATAACCGAATTGCGCTTGATGTTGCGGCCCTGAATGTTCAGCATGTTCGGTTGGATGAAAATGGGCGTTTTCTTTCGGTCATCGATGACGGATTGAATAATTGCCTCACTTTGGAAGCGAATGTCGATCAGACAGCACGGTCGTTCGTTCAGGATGTAGTTATCTCTATGTTTGATGAAGGAAGCGTGGCTATTGTTCCGGTCGACACCACGACTGACCCAAATGTGTCCGGTTCGTATGATATACAGTCTCTGCGTGTCGGACAGATTTTAGACTGGTATCCGCAGTATATTCGTGCTCGTGTGTACAATGAACAAACGGGCAGAAAAGAAGATATTGTGGTGCCGAAAAGTGCAGTGGCTATCATTGAGAATCCGCTGTACGCAGTTATCAATGAGCCGAACTCAACTATGCAGCGGCTCATTCGTAAACTTAACCTACTTGATGTCATTGATGAGCAAAGCGGATCTGGAAAACTCGATTTAATTATTCAGCTTCCTTATGTAATCAAGACAGAAGCAAGGCGTCAACAGGCCGAAAATCGGCGTAAAGATATAGAAAACCAGTTGTCAGGTTCGAAGTATGGTATCGCTTATACTGATGGTACTGAGCATATCACACAGTTGAATCGTTCCGTGAACAACAACCTGATGTCCCAGATTGAATACTTGACGAGTATGCTATACAGCCAGTTGGGGATCACTCAGAGCATTTTGGATGGAACAGCGGACGAGAAGACAATGCTGAACTACAACAACCGGACAATCGAGCCGATCATTTCCGCTATTGTTGATGAGATGAAACGAAAGTTTCTGACCAAAACTGCCCGATCACAACACCAGTCAATTTCATTCTTCAGAGACCCGTTCAAACTGGTTCCTGTCAATGACATTGCTGAAATCGCTGACAAGTTTACAAGAAATGAAATCATGACTTCGAATGAAATTCGTCAGGTAGTCGGCATGAAACCCTCTGAGGACTCGAGAGCAGATGAACTCAGAAATAAGAACCTGAGTGCGCCGTCCGGTTCCAATCAGCAGTCGGAAGAAATGCCTATCGCCGAAGTTGATTCAGTTGGAGACTCAGCAAGTGATTTGGACGACAAAATCTCTAAGCAAAAATCGAAAAAGTAAGGAGGAATTTCAAAATGAGTAGACCTTTTTCGGTTGAGGCTTGTGATTTCAGCGGCTGGGCAACCCGAAACGACCTTAAGTGTTCCGATGGACGAGTAATTCGTCGGGACGCCTTTAAGAATAACGACGGTATTAAAGTCCCGCTGGTCTGGAATCATCAGCACAACAGTCCTCGTGATGTTCTCGGTCATGCATGGCTTGAGAATCGTGAGGAAGGTGTTTACACCTATGGCTTTCTCAATGACACCGCTGATGGCGAAATTGCGAAGGTCCTCATTAAGCACGGTGACATCTGTGCTCTGTCCATTTACGCCAATCAGCTTCAGCAGGCTGGACCTGATGTGCTGCATGGCTGTATTTGCGAGGTGAGTCTGGTACATAAGGGTGCTAATCCTGGTGCGTTTATCGACTCTATGCTGAAGCACGGCGAAATGTCCGATGATGAGGCTATCATCTATACCGGAATGCCTCTCTGTCTTTCTCATTCTGCGGAATCTAAGGATGATCCGGAAGACGAGGAAAAGAAGGATTCCAAAGAGGACAAGCCTGCTGAAAACAAGGAAGAGAAGAAGGACAATGAAGAGACGATTGCTGATGTGATCGATTCCATGTCCGAGAAGCAGCAGAATGTCATGTATGCGCTTATCGCACAGGCTCTCGAAGGCGAACCCGAAAAGGAATCCAAAGACGATTCCGACAACAAATCTGAATCCAATAAGGAGGATAACACAATGAAACACAATGTCTTTGACAACGATCAGCAGAAGAAGACCGAGGTTCTGTCTCATGCTGACCAGGCAAGCATCATTTCTATGGCTAAGTCCAACAGCGTCGGCAGTCTTCGTACTGCTATGGACATCTACGCAGAACAGAATCCTGACAGCGTTCTGGCTCATGGTATTGACGGTATTGAAACCCTGTTCCCCGAGTACAAGGATGTTCGTCCCGGTGCTCCCGAACTGCTTACCACTGACCAAGGGTGGGTAAACGAGGTTCTGAAGAAGGTTCATAAGAGCCCTATCTCCCGTATCCGTACCCGCCAGGCTGATCTGCGTAACATCGAGGATCTCCGTGCCAAGGGTTATAAGAAGGGTTCCCAGAAGGGCTATGTTGGCAATATTCAGCTGCTCCACAGAACGACTGATCCTCAGACCGTGTATGTAAAGAGTAAGCTTGATCGTGACGACATCATCGATATTCAGGACTTCGATGTGGTGCAGTACCTGTATGGTATTGACCGTATGAATCTAAACGAGGAACTGGCTACGGCTATCATGATTGGTGACGGTCGTGAGGTCGGTGCTGATGGTAAGATCGCCGAGGATAAGATCCGCCCGATTTGGCTGGATGACGAGCTGTACACCATTCATGCTGATGTCGACATTGCTGGCATGAAGGCTACTCTCCAGGGCACCAATACCTCCGCTAATTTCGGCGAGAATTACATTTATGCGGAAGCCGTGATTCAGTCTCTGCTGTATGCTCGTGAGAAGTATAAGGGCTCCGGCACTCCCGACTTCTACTGCACGCCCCATTTGGTCAATGTCATGCTGCTTGCCCGTGACCTGAATGGACGCCGCATTTATGACAAGGTCAGCGATCTGGCTGCGGCTCTGAATGTCGGTCAGATCATTACGGCGGAGCAGTTCGAGGGTAAGACTCGTACTACTACGGACAGCAAGACCAAGAAGCTTCTGGGTCTGATGGTCAACCTGGCTGATTATTCTCTGGGCGCTACTAAGGGCGGTGAAATCACTCACTTTACTGATTTCGACATTGACTTCAACCAGGAGAAGAGCCTGTTGGAGACTCGTTGCTCCGGCGCTAACACTCGTGTTATGTCCGCTATCGCTCTGGAAGAGGATGTCACTGACCGCCCTTAACGAGTCTCACGGTTGAACCTGCGGACGGTAAGAACGGAGCAGTCGAACTGGACGACGATGGTTTGATTGTGCTGAAGATCGCCGATACGGCAAAGCAGTCGGTAAAGGTCACTGTTATTAACGGTGAAGATACTGCCATAAAGACTTATAGTCTTAAGGGGCTGACCTTGGCGACTGAGTAAGGAGTGAAAATTCAAAATGGCTAAGTTTTATGGAGTAATTGGCTACGCTGTAACAGAAGAGACTAAGCCTGGCGTTTGGACAGAAAAAATCATCGAGCGTATATACTATGGTGATTTAACTCGTAACACTCGTAGGCTTCAGTCTGCGGAACAACTCAACGACAACATCAATGTTGCGAATGAGATCAGTATCGTAGCCGATCCATTTGCCAATGAGAATTTTCATTCGATGAGGTATGTTGAGTTTATGGGTGCTAAATGGAAGGTGACAAGCGTTGAAGTTCAGTACCCAAGACTTATACTGACTGTGGGAGGTGTATACAATGGCGAGCAGGCTTGATCTGCAAACTTTCCTGGAAGAACTCCTCGAAAGCAAAAATGTGTATTTTCAACCTCCTGAGTCGGTAAAAATGAAATACCCCGCTATCGTTTATGCACTTGATGACATCGAAAATGTGCACGCCGATAACGGGGTTTATTCATCTCACAGACATTATTCGGTCACAGTCATTGACTCTGATCCGGATAGTGAGCTTGTTGGTAAGGTGGTTGCTATACCTACCTGCCGATTTGAACGATATTATACAAGCGAGAATCTGAATAACTGGAATTTCTCGCTCTATTTCTGATAAGGAGGAATATCTTTATGTCCAAAATCATTTGGGATAAAACTGGTGAACGCCTGTATGAAACTGGCTGTGACCATGGCGTTCTCTATCCGATGCAGACCGGCGGCGTTTACAACAAGGGCGTTGCATGGAATGGTCTGACTGCCGTTACCGAGAGTCCTTCCGGGGCCGAGGCTTCCCCGATTTACGCTGACAACATCAAGTATGTCAACCTGGTTTCAAACGAAGAATTCGGTGCTACCGTCGAGGCGTATATGTATCCTGACGAGTTTGCTGAGTGTGATGGTTCCGTTGAGATCATGCCCGGTATGTACGCCGGTCAGCAGTCCCGTAAGACTTTCGGCTTGGCATATCGTACCATTCTGGGTAACGATACCGATCTGAACGATTACGGTTATAAGCTGCATCTGGTTTATGGTTGTTTGGCAGCACCTTCTGAAAAGGGTTACAGCACTGTCAACGACAGTCCTGAGGCGGCTACTCTGTCCTGGGAAATCAGCACCACGCCTGTTTCTATCAACAAGCTGGTCAACGGTAAGAAGCTGAAGCCGACCGCCACGCTGACCTTTGACTCCACTAAGTTTAGTGCCGAGTTCATGACTCAGCTGGAAGAGATCCTGTACGGTAAGGACCCGACCACCGATGGCGGCAACGATGGTGTCGAGCCTCGTCTGCCTCTGCCCGATGAGATTATCGAACTGTTCGATAAGACTCTGAATCCTCAGGGCTAATCTGTATAATTATGGAGCCGTATTCAGGTAAGCTGGCGGCTCCTACTTTTTTAATTTGAAAGGAGAAAAATTCAATGACTAAGGAAACTATCACTTATACCGATCTGAATGGCGTTCAGAGAACCGAAGATTTCTACTTCGACCTGTCCAAGCCTGAAATCGTAAAGATGCAGGCGAGTGCCAAGGGTGGCTACGATGTTCAGCTCAAGAGTATCGCTGCCAGTCCGAATGGGGCGCTTATTATGGAGTTCTTCGAGAACTTTATTAAGACCGCCTATGGCGAGAAGAGTGATGATGGCAGACGCTTCATGAAGTCTGAGGAAATTTCCAGAGGCTTTATGGAAACTCCCGCTTATGAGGTCCTGTTTGAGAAGCTTGTCACCGATGCCGGCGCTGCATCCGAATTTGTCAACCGTGTGATGCGTGCCAACGGCAATAAGCAGGCTGCGCCCATCGCATCTAATTAAAGAAAGCTCGGAGGGCTAAGGAATGCTGAAAATTACTGTGCCGGCTGCCGAGTTTTGGGATGAAATTCATGAAGAATTTGTCTACAAGAAAGAGCAGGCTTTGCAGTTGGAGCATTCCTTAGTCTCTCTTTCAAAATGGGAAAGCAAATGGAATAAGGCATTTCTCGGAAAACAAGAAAAAACCGATGAGGAAATTCTTGATTATGTACGATGTATGACCTTAACCCAGAATGTCGATCCCGAAGTATATACTCGGCTGTCTGCTGAAAACTACGCCGCCATCAATGCGTACATCGAAGCACCTATGACTGCTACTTGCCTTATCGAGGACAAGCAGACAAGAGGTAATAAAGAAACGGTTACATCTGAGCTTATTTACTACTGGATGATTTCCTATAACATCCCTGTGGAGTTTCAAAAATGGCATTTGAACAGACTGCTGACCCTCATACGGGTATGTAATGTCAAGAACTCTCCGCCTAAGCGAAGAAGTAAGCGTGAAATGTGGAATCGGAACGCAGCTATCAACGCTGCCAATCGAAAACGCTTTGGCTCTAAGGGGTGATTGAATGAACAGACGATGCCGAAAATGCCTGTTAAGGCGAGTTTGCCATAAAAAGCAGCCTTACAATAACTGGCTTAAAACTTTTACCAAAAAAGCAGTAGCAATCATTCTGGTGGTTTCTCTGGTTGATTTGCAACTGTCTTATGTGCTTGCATTTATGGGGCAAGTACAAATTGCGGAATCGCTTTCCAGCACAATAGCGTCGACCGTTGTCGGGGTTATGCTTGGCTACTTCTTCAAAGCCCTTTTCGAAACATTCTTCGAAAGGCGTGAAGAACGGCTCAAGCAGGAAAGTGAACCGGAAGAAAATACGAATTATGAGGAGGTTTAGTTATGCCTATCAGTTTTTTGACTACAGCACTGTTGATCGTATCCGTCATCACGAATCTGACAGTGGAGGGCATTAAGAAGCTGCTTGACGGAACGAAGGTCAAGTATTCTTCTAATGTTCTTGCGGCAGTTTTGTCCGTCCTGATCGCCTGTGCTGTTAGCGTGATTTACCTTATTATGACTGACACGATCTTTACTATGAAGATTGGGGTTGAGATCGTCGTTCTGATGTATCTGGGCTTCCTGATCTCTACGGTCGGTTATGACAAGGTTATTCAGATGCTGAAACAGATCCAGAGCGTGAAGGAGGAAACGAAAAATGAGTAACAGTCCTCTGGTATCTTATACCAAGTTAAGCCCTAATCATTCCGGGCAGAGAACCCATGTCGTTGACCGTATCACGCCTCATTGTGTGGTCGGTCAGTGCTCTGTAGAGACTTTGGGTAATATTTTTGCTCCGACTTCCCGACAGGCTTCCTGTCAGTATGGTATCGGCGTGGATGGTCGAGTGGGCATGTATGTGGAAGAAAAGAACCGTTCCTGGTGTTCTTCCTCTAATGCGAATGACCAGCGTGCGATCACAATCGAGTGTGCCAGCGATGCCACACATCCTTATGCATTCAACGACACTGTATATGCTAAACTGATCGAGCTTTGCACAGACATTTGCAAGCGCTACGGAAAAACAAAGCTGCTCTGGTTCGGCGATAAGACGAAGACTCTGAACTACGAGCCGGCTTCCAATGAAATGGTTCTGACCGTACATCGTTGGTTCGCCAACAAGAGTTGCCCTGGTGACTGGATGTATGCTCGAATGGGAGATCTTGCGTCCAAAGTTACGGCTAAGCTTGGAGGCTCTGCTGGCGGAACTGAGAAGCCTGCCGATAATCAGGTGCTTTATCGGGTGCAGACAGGAGCTTTCAGCAACAAGGAGAACGCAGATGCAATGCTTCAGAAGGTGAAAGCCGCCGGTTTCGATACCTACATGGTTAAGGTCGATAACCTTTACAAGATTCAGGTCGGCGCATTCAGTAAGAAAGCAAATGCTGACGCTATGGCTGCAAAGCTGAAAGCTGCTGGTTTTGACACCTATATAACAACCAAAAGCGGGACGGCAGTCTCTGCATCTTCTGCAAAGAAAAGCACTGACCAGATTGCCGTGAAGTAATTCAGGGTCTGTGGGGTAATGGTGCGGACAGGACTAATCGTCTGAAGGCAGCTGGTTATGATCCTTCCGTAATACAGAATCGGGTTAATCAGCTTCTTAAATAAGGAGGTCCGTGAATGATAAGGTTCAGTCACAAGGGAGACTTCTCTAAGGTTACACGCTTTTTGGAGAGGGCAAAAGAAGTGGTCCGTCTCGGAGACCTCGACAAGTATGGCCGAGAAGGGGTCGCTGCTCTTGCGTCTGCAACGCCTGTCGATTCCGGTTTGACCGCCAGTTCATGGTATTACGAAATCGTAAACCGAAATGGATCTGCAAAGATCACCTTTTACAACTCAAATATTCAAAATGGGGTTCCAATTGCGATCATTCTGCAATATGGGCATGGAACCCGTAACGGAGGCTGGGTACAGGGTCGAGACTACATCAATCCTGCTATCCAGCCTATTTTTGACAAAATCGCAAACGAAGCATGGAAGGAGGTTACGAAGCTATGAGTAAAACCATCGACGAAAGAGTCGTAGAAATGCGGTTTGACAATAAGCAGTTTGAGAGCAATGTTCAAACCAGTTTGTCCACCATTGAAAAATTAAAGAAAAGTTTGGATATGGACGGCGCTACAAAAGGTCTTGAAAGCATTGACAGTGCTGCTAAGAAAGTCGATATGTCGGGGCTTGGCTCTGCGGTTGAAACAGTAAAGACTCGATTCTCGGCATTGGAGATCATGGCTGTAACCGCCCTTGCAAACATCACCAACTCAGTTGTAAACACCGGTAAACAGATGCTCCGTTCCTTGACAATCGAACCCATTAGTCAGGGTTTTGAGGAATACGAGCTGAAGATGGGGTCAATTCAGACCATCATGATGAGTACCGGCGCCTCTCTTGAAGAAGTTAATAAGTATCTTCAGGAATTGAACACTTACTCGGATAAGACCATTTACTCCTTCCAGGATATGACTTCCAACATCGGTAAATTTACCAATGCTGGTGTCGGTCTTGAGGATGCAGTAATGGCTATTCAGGGTGTGTCGAATGTTGCCGCTGTGTCCGGTGCCAATGCAAATGAGGCATCTCGTGCCATGTATAACTTTGCGCAGGCACTGTCTGCCGGTTATGTTAAGCTGATCGACTGGAAATCAATTGAGAATGCTAATATGGCGACCGTTGAATTCAAGACTCAGCTTCTTGAGTCGGCTGTTGCCTGTGGCACCTTGACTAAAACTGCCGACGGCATGTATAAAACGGTTAAGGGTAATGTCATCGATGCTACACATGGCTTCAATGATTCTTTGCAGGATCAGTGGATGACCACGGAAGCTCTTGTCGGCACGCTTCGTAATTACGCCGATGAAACAACTGAAATTGGTGCGAAAGCATTTGCTGCTGCGCAGGATGTTAAAACATTTACCCAGTTAATGGATACCCTGAAGGAAGCCGTAGGCTCCGGATGGGCAAATACATGGGAAATTCTGTTTGGTGATTTCGAGGAAGCCAAAGAACTTTGGACTGGACTCAGTCAGGTTATCGGTGGATTTATCGATGCCCAAGCAGATGCTCGCAATGAGATGTTGCAAGGGTGGAAAGATCTTGGCGGAAGAACCAAACTGATTGAGGCACTTAAAAATGCTTTTGAAGGTGTTCAGAGTGTTATCAAACCAATTTATGAGGCATTCCGTGAGATATTTCCTCCCACCACAGCCCAACAGCTTTATGATATTACTGAGAATTTGCGAAAATTCACAGCAAATTTGAAGCTCAGTGATACAGCTTCAGCTAATCTAAAATCCACTTTCAAAGGCTTGTTTGCGATCTTGGACATCGTTAAACAAGCCTTTTCTGCTATATTTACGGCAATTAAACCGTTGTTTGGCGGGTTTGGAACACTCGGAGATGGAATTCTTGGTTTCACTGGCGGGATTGGCGATGCTATTGTTGCGTTTGATGAGTTTATCAAAACCAGCGGAGCATTCCAGAAAGTCGGTGAGGGTATTGCTACGGTAATTCAGACAATTATGACTGCTTTATCCACACTGAAGAACAAGATCAAAGAGAAATTCGAATCCGCCAATTTCGAATTGTTTCATTCTCTTCTTGAGCGAATTCATGAGAGAATGGCTCAAGTCGGAGAAGCAGCCGGTGAGATGAAATCCGGGATTATCGTCGCCTTTGAGGTCATTGGTGAAACTCTTGCTAATTGTCAGTTTGTTCAGCTTCTTTCTGCTGTGTGGAACGCCGTTAAGACAATCGGAAGTGGCATCATTAAAATCCTTGGCGAACTCGGCAGCTCCTTAGCAAAGAATCTCGGTGAAGCTAATTTCAGCGGAATTATCGATCTGCTGAATGGTATCTCGTTCGGTGCTATTGCTGTCGGTATCACAAAGTTTGTCGGCACCTTCCGAAAAGCTATTGAAGATATCGGCAGTTTCAAGGAATCTTTTATCGGAATTCTTGACAGTGTTCGAGGATGCTTTGAAGCTTACCAGACTCAGTTGCAGGCTGGTACATTGCTGAAGATTGCGTCGGCTATTGCTATTCTTACTGCATCTTTGATTGCGCTTAGTCTTGTGGACAGCGAAAAGCTGAATGTAGCCCTTGGAGCAATCACTGTGCTATTCGCTGAACTTCTTGCTTCGATGGCTGTATTCAACAAAATCAGCGGTCAGGCAACTGGTGTGATGAAGAGTGTAACTGCTATGCTCGGAATTGCTACGGCAGTGCTGATTTTAGCGAGCGCACTTAAAAAGATTGCTGATCTGGATGCAAAGCAGCTTACTACTGGTCTGATTGGCGTTGCAGGTTTGACGACTATGATGGTTGCCGCAGCCAAAGCTATGAGTTCCAACAGTAAAACCATCATCAAGGGTGCTACTCAAATGGTGATCTTTGCAGCCGCAATCAAGATTCTTGCTTCTGTTTGTGAGCAACTTGCTAAATTGGACTGGAACCAGCTTGCGAAAGGTCTTGTCGGCGTTGGTGTATTGCTTGCCGAGGTTTCTCTGTTCCTGAGAACCGCAAAATTCAGCGGTAAATCCATTACTACGGCTACAGGTATTGTAATTCTTTCAGCAGCAATCAAGGTGTTGGCCTCTGCCTGCAAAGATTTCGGCGAAATGAAATGGGAAGACATCGGTAAGGGGCTTGCATCTATTGCAGTGCTTCTTGCTGAGGTTACCGCTTTCACCAAGCTTACTGGTAACGCTAAACATGTAATCTCTACAGGTGTAGCGCTCATTGCTATCGGAGCAGCCATGAAGATATTCGCATCGGCTGTAAAAGACTTCTCTGGAATGCAGTGGGACGAAATTGCAAGAGGTCTTGTTGCTATGGCCGGGGCTTTGGCGGCGGTTACAATTGCTGTCAACTTCATGCCGAAAAACATGATCGGCATCGGCACTGGTCTTATTGCTGTCTCTGCGGCTTTGCTTATACTTGCCAATGCTCTTAACCAGATGGGTTCAATGTCTTGGGAGGAAATCGCCAAAGGTCTTATCACTCTGGGCGGCGCAATGGCCATTCTTGCAATCGGTCTGAATGCCATGACAGGCACTCTTGCAGGTTCTGCGGCGCTTCTTGTTGCTGCAAGTGCCCTCTTGGTGCTTACTCCGGTACTGGCTATTCTCGGCGCCATGAGTTGGAGTTCCATCGTGAAAGGTCTCGTTACCCTGGCAGGTGCATTTGCTATCCTCGGTGTTGCAGGTGCTGTATTGACTCCGTTGGTTCCTTCCATTCTCGCTTTGAGTGGCTCGCTGGCACTAATCGGGGTAGCAGTTGTCGGTATTGGTGCCGGGCTTGCTCTGGCAGGTGCCGGTTTGTCCGCCTTGGCAGTAGGCTTAACAGCTCTTGCTGCTGCGGGGACTGCCGGTGCTACAGCCATCGTCGCTTCTTTGACTGTTATCATCACTGGTGTCGCAGCCCTTATTCCTGCAATTGTAGCCAAGATCGGTGAGGCAATTGTCGAATTCTGCAAAGTTATCGCTGATAGTGCAGGAGCCATTGGTGAAGCAGTCAAGGCAGTTGTCCTTATGCTGGTGGATGTACTTGTTGAGTGCGTTCCCGCTATCGCTGATGGGGCATTGAAGCTCATTGCAGGTGTTCTTGAAGCGTTGGTAGAATATACCCCGTCTATCGTTGATTCCATCTTCCAATTCCTTATCGCAGTTCTTGAGGGCGTCGCTAAGAATCTTCCCAGTTTGATTCAGGCTGCGGTGGATGTATTGATGGCGTTCTTCTCAGGCATTGTGGATGCACTTAAGGGTATTGATACAGAAACTCTTCTTCAGGGAATTGCCGGTATTGGTCTGCTTGCAGCAATTATGGCTGCTTTGAGCGCAGTGGCTGCTCTGGTTCCAGGTGCAATGCTGGGTGTTCTCGGTATGGGTGCTGTCATCGCTGAGCTTGCTCTTGTACTTGCGGCGGTCGGTGCCCTGGCACAAATTCCTGGCTTGAACTGGCTTATCAATGAAGGCGGTAATCTGCTTCAGGGAATTGGCACGGCAATCGGTAAATTTGTTGGCGGTATCGTCGGCGGTTTTATGAGTGGCGTATCCAGTCAATTCCCGCAAATTGGTTCTGACCTTTCCGGGTTTATGACCAATGTCCAGCCGTTCCTTGACGGTGCAGCTTCCATAGATCCGGCTATGCTGGATGGTGTTAAGGCTCTTGCAGAAACGATTCTTATCCTGACAGCCGCAAATATTTTGGATGGACTGACCTCGTGGTTCACCGGCGGAAGCTCACTCTCCGGCTTTGCTGAAGAGATGGTTCCGTTCGGAAAAGCCATGAAACAGTTCTCTGATGAAATTAGCGGTATTGATGGAGAAGCAGTTTCCAATGCTGCAATTGCCGGCAAGACTCTCGCAGAGATGGCTGACACGCTTCCCAATACGGGCGGTGTCGTTGGATTCTTTGCCGGAGAGAATGACATGAACGCATTCGGCGAACAGCTTATTCCCTTTGGTCGCGCCATGCGTAACTTCGCAAATGAAGTCGCCGGAATTGACGCCAGTGTTATTACTGAAGCGGCTACCGCTGGTAAGGCGCTTGCAGAGATGGCAAGCACCGTTCCGAACAGCGGCGGCGTAGTTGGCTTCTTTGCTGGCGAAAACGATATGGACGACTTTGGCGAACAGCTTGTTCCTTTCGGCAGAGCAATGAAAAATTTCTCTGATGCCGTTTCTGGACTGAAAGCCGATGTTATTCAAAATAGTGTTACCGCAGGTCAGGCTTTGCTTGAGCTTGCAAATACGGTACCAAATACAGGTGGAGTTGTATCCTGGTTTACGGGGGACAATGACCTTGAAACTTTTGGCGAGCAGCTTGTTCCGTTTGGTACTGCAATGAAGAACTACTCTTTGGCTGTAACGGGGTTGGATGCATCTGTTGTTACAAACTCTGCAAATGCAGCTAAAGCTCTGGTTGAGCTTTCGAATAACTTGCCGAATAGCGGTGGCATCGTATCCTGGTTTACGGGTGATAACGATATTGCAAGCTTCGGTGAACAGTTGGTGTCTTTCGGTCAGTCATTTGCTGCGTATTACAACAGCGTTAGCGGAGTGGATGTGGCTAAGTTAAGTGGTGTGGTTGTCGAGTTCAGAAATCTTGTGGATTTGGCAAACGGCATTAAGAGCGTTGATACAAGTGGAATGTCTACATTTGCTCAGAATCTTACGAATTTGGGTAATGCAGGCATTGACGGCTTTATCAATGCCTTTACAAATGCTAATTCCCGTGTGAGCACAGCCGCAAACACGATGGTCACTACATTTATCAATGCCGCCAAAGCACAGCAAGGAAATCTGACAAGCACTTTTACCACCATGATTAACGGTATTGTCACTGCTTTTACAAGCAAGTACAGTCAGTTCACAGTTATGGGGCAGACGATGATGACCAACTTTATCTCTGGTATTCGTACCGGCGACGCATCTGCTCGGTCGGCATTTGTCACAATCGTATCCGGTTGCCTGACCGCAATCCGAAATAAGTTCTACGAGTTTAACACCGTTGGACAGACTACGATGACAAATCTTATTGCTGGCATTCGAACAAAGAACCAGCTTGCGAAAGATGCCTTTATTCAAATCATTAACAGTTGTCTGACAGCAATCCGAAATAAGTACACCGACTTCTATAACGCCGGTAAGTATCTTGTTGAAGGGTTTGCCGCTGGCATAACTGCCAACACATACATGGCTGAAGCGAGAGCAAGAGCTATGGCAAGAGCAGCGGCAGCGGCAGCAGAAGCGGAACTCGACATCAACTCACCGTCTAAAGTTGGCTATCGAATTGGCGGATTCTTTGGTATGGGCTTCGTCAATTCCCTGATCGACTACACCGATAAGTCTTACGATGCCGGTGCATCTGTTGCAAAGTCGGCTAAGGAAGGACTCCGCAACGCGGTTTCCAAGATCGGTGATTTCATCGAAAACGGAATTGACTCTCAACCGACAATTCGACCGCTGCTTGATCTGTCTGATGTAACAGAGGGTGCTGGTAGACTGTCGGCACTTCTGAGTCGGAATCAGGCAATGAAGATCAGCGCTGGCATGGAACATGAGGGTACTGGTATCGTTCAAAATGGCGGTACTACACCTACCTCCGGAAACAACTACAATTTTACACAAAATAACTATTCACCTAAGGCACTGTCGAGGATCGACATTTATCGTCAGACGAAGAATCAGTTCTCGGCGTTGAAAGGATTGGTGGAAACATGATTCACTCATTTGCTATCACCAATTACTTAGGTGATAGGATCAAACTTGACTTGAGGGAGCCTGAGTTTTCGGGCTTCCTCATCAAGTCTGTAACCGGCTTAGGTCCGGTCAAAGCAACTGTCAACACGACAGAAGTCGTCACTAATGACGGCTCTATGTTTAACTCCGCCAGATTGAGTCAGCGGAATATCGTTTTCCAAATCGTATTTGTTGATACAGTCTACGGAGAAACGATCGAAGATGTACGGCAGAAATCCTACAAATACTTTCCGGCAAAGAAAAGTGTTGAAATCATTATCGAAACTGATAACCGATATGTACGAACAAGCGGTTATGTGGAATCGAATGAACCGAACATTTTCAGCTCGCAGGAAGGGACCTCAATCTCAATCATTTGCCCTGACCCATTCTTCTATTCAGCCGGAGAGGACGGAAACAATGTAACGGATTTCTACAGTATTGACCCGATGTTTGAATTTCCGTTCTCAAACGAGTCTCTGACGGAACCCTTGCTTGTATTTGGCGAAATTCAGATCAAGACGGAGGGTGTCATCACTTACTATGGTGATGCCGAAATCGGTATAACGATCTATATTCATGCAATAGGACCGGCAAGCAACATCAATATTTACAATACGGAAACCAGAGAAGTCATGAAGATCGATACTGTGAAGCTCCAAAAGCTGACTGGAAAGGGTATCGTCGCAAGTGATGATATCGTTATTAACACCTCAAAGGGTGATAAGAGCATTACTCTGATTCGTGAAGGCGTTTCGTACAACATCCTGAACTGTTTGGATAAGAATACCGACTGGTTTACCTTAGCAAAAGGCGATAACATTTTCGCCTTTACTGCTGACAGCGGTGTTACGAATCTTCAGTTCAGAATTGAAAACAAAGTAATCTATGAGGGGGTATAACTATGGAACTTTTGGTCTTAAACACCGACTTTGAGTCCATAGCCGTCATAGATACTTACGAATCCATGATATGGACTGACCGGTATAATTCGTATGGAGATTTCGAGATATTCTTCGCTATGGATACACAACTCTTGCAGTATTTGAAAGAGGATTACTATCTGTGGCTGAAGGATTCGGAGCACTGTATGATTATCGAGGACATCAAGATCAATGCCGACACAGAAGAAGGAAATCATCTTATCGTGACTGGAAGGTCACTGGAGTCTATTCTTGAACGCCGCATCATCTGGGGACAGCGAATCTTTAATGGAAATCTTCAAAATGGCATCCAGACGATGCTAAACGAATGCATCATTTCTCCGTCTATTGCCGATCGAAAGATTTCCAACTTTGTGTTCGTGCCTTCTACTGATCCTAAAATCACAAGTCTGAAAATCGACAACCAATACACAGGTGACTGCCTGTACGATGTCGTCAAAGGACTTTGTGAGGAAAACAATATAGGGTTCAAGATCGTACTGACAGATGAAAACAAGTTTGCATTCAGTCTGTATGCCGGTGTTGATCGCTCTTATGAGCAGACAGAAAATCCGTATGTTGTTTTCTCTCCAAACTTTGAGAACATCATCAACAGCAACTATTATTCATCCAGAGCGAGTTTTCGAAATGTGACTCTGGTCGCAGGAGAAGGTGAAGGGGCAGCAAGGCGAACTGCTATCGTTGGCTCAGCCTCAGGGCTTGATCGGCGTGAGCTTTTTACAGATGCTCGTGACATCTCATCCGATACTGAGGACGGGACTCTTTCCGATGCAGAATATATGGCGCAGCTTCGGACAAAAGGCTTGAAGAATCTGGCAGATCATATTGTAACCACTGCATTCGAAGGAGAAGTTGAAGTTACTCGACTTTTCAAATACGGCGAGGACTTCTTTATCGGAGACATCGTTCAAATCGCCAATGAATATGGCAATGAGGGATCAGCTTACATTTCAGAGCTGGTCATCTCAAACAGTGAGGAAGGGTTGTCGATTTATCCGACCTTCAAAACTATTTCAAAGTAAGGAGGGAGAAACTGAATGAGCGTATCAAGCGGATTTTTCAATTCACTTAACGGTGACCGCAAATACAATGCTGCACAGATGTCAGCTATCTTTGATGGACTCATCATCGATGGTGTATTTGCTTCTATCGGAACCGCTTTTGCTGTGAAGGCGGCAGGCGGTCTTACCGTGAATGTCGGTATCGGCAAAGCCTGGTTCGACCATACATGGACAGTCAATGACAGCATCCTGCCGATGACCGCCCCGGAAGCAGAGGTGCTTCTTGATCGTATTGATGCCGTGGTTCTGGAAGTAAACGGAATGGAATCAGTTCGTAATAACACTATCAAATTTGTCAAAGGTAATCCGTCCAGCGCACCGTCGAGACCGACTTTGACGAACGAGGGAAATGTCCATCAGTACCCTCTCTGTTATATTTACAGAAAATATGGCACTGCGGTCATTAACCAAGCTGATATTACCCCTATGGTTGGCACAGAATCTACTCCATTTGTAACTGGCATTCTTCAGACGATCAGTCTGGACGAGTTGCTTGGCAAATGGCAGGATGAGCTTGATCGATTTACTGATGCACGATCTAAGGAAGTCGATGATTGGATTGCTCAGGAGGAAAGCGATTTCACGGCTTGGTTCAATAAAATGAAAGCGGACCTCCAACAGGAGCAAACCGTTCTTGACCAGTGGATCGCATCTGAACAGGCCGATTTCCTTGCCTGGTATAACCAGATGAAAGATCAGCTCAGCGGCGATGTCGCCGGTAATCTGCAACTTGAGATCGACAAGGAAGAGGTCAAACGGATTTTACTGGTTGGCTTCGAAGACGGAACCAAGGAGTTTTCAGATGATGGTACTGTTATCACTTCGACTGCGAGCGATGGTAGAACCTTGACGAAGACTTTTTCTGATGGATTCCTGACCATGACAAATGTGCTGAAAAGTGCAGCTGGAGCAGAAGTGGCGAGAGCCGTCAAAACTTTTGACTCCGATGGCAAGCTTATCAGCACCGTTGTAACTTATTCTTAAAGCGAAAGGAGAATAATCAAAATGGCAGAAGAAGATCTGATTTTCGGTAAAAACCGACATTTCTTTGGCGGCATTGAGCCGTCCAATATGCTGGCATTCAGCGTGGCTGTTGAGAGTGGCGTTGTGAAAGTCACAGCAACACTTCCTAACGACACGGTCGTGAACAACCAGACACTCTGCACCGTGGAAGGTGCGATTATCCGGAGGAAGACAACCGATTATCCTAAGGACGAGTTCGATGGTGATCTGGTCGCCAACATCAAAGCGTCCACTGTCTTCGCAGATAGTGGTGCATCTCCTACCGGAACTTACTACTATGCAGCATTCCCTTATACCACTCAGGGTGTGTATAACCGAAACAAGGCTAACCGTGTAGTCGTTAATGAACCGGAGCCGATGCAGGAGTTTTCCGCTAAGTCGGTGTATGTCTCAGCGTCTGATACCGTTAAGGTAGAAATTACGGCGAAGCTTCCGAGTGGCGTTGCAGGTGCAGTTATCCGTAGGAGCACGACCGGTTATCCTACCAGCGAGACTGAGGGTGAGCTATTCAAGAACATCACTGCAAACGGCACTTATACGGATACTAATGTGACGGTCGGAGTGGTGTATTACTATTCCGCATTCCCTTACACCAGTACCGGTGCCTATAATCGCAGCGAGGCAAACAGAACCAGCGTAACGCCGAAGAAGAGAGATTATCTGTTCGGTTATGATTTGGTGAAAGCGACTTCCAGCCCCACAGGACGAGTAACTTATCCTTCTGATGTGGATAATGCAGCGTTTACTCCGGCGGCTATGAATTTCAGCACTGGTAAGTTCAACTATGGTGGTTGGGCGTTTGATCCGGGCGAAAAGTTTATGCCGCGCCCCTGTATGCTAACTTACGCAGGTGTTGTAGATCACTATCTCAATCCTAACGACTATACCAAGAAGGTCAACGGCACCACATCCAAGGTTACGGATACTTCTTTCGGCGGCAACGCCATGATGGAATGGCCGAAGATCTATACAAAGCGTTGGGAATCGAATGGTGTTTACCATTTCCGCTGCTCCGATACTCCTCAGGACGATACTTGGGATTGCTGGTGTAACTATGACCGCAATAACAACCAGATCGATCATTTCTATACCCCCATCTATTTCGGTTCTCTGGTTTCCGGTAAGCTGCGTTCTATCAGCGGTGCAACTAACAGCGTAAACACCACGGCGGCTAACGAAATCGCCTATGCAAAGGCAAACGGCAATGACTGGTATACCGAGGTGCTGGCTGACAGACTGTTGCTCCAGGATCTGCTGGTTATGATGGCTCGTTCTACTGAGTGCCAGACTGCATTCGGCTATGGACGGTGCAATAGTTCCAATAGTATTGCTCCTGGTACGATGAACTCCAAGGGTATGTTCTGGGGTTCTAATGACAAGACTTCCGGTGTGAAGGTCTTCGGTATGGAGAATGTCTGGGGTAACCTGTGGCGTCGTACTGCTGGCTGGATCAATGCCAATGGAACTCAGAAGGTCAAGCTGACTCGTGGTACTCACGATGGTTCTACTGCAACCGACTACAACACAGACGGAAACGGTTATAAGACGATCGCAAATGCTACTCCGGCTGGCAGCTCCGGAGGCTACATCAGCAGCATGAAGACGGAAGCATTCGGACGGCTGCCTGTTAATGCAAGTGGTTCCAGCAGCACTTATGAGGCTGACGGCATGTGGTACAATAACAGCCAGGTCAATTACGCGTATGTCGGCGGCTACTGGGCCTATGGCCTTATGGTCGGTCCTTTCTACGCTGGTCTGACCGTTACGGCGTCCAATTCGTACTCGGACCTTGGCGCGGCTCTCTCTTGTAAACCGCTTGCTGCTGCGTAAGCAGCGAGGAGAGGACGGGAGAACCTTAGGTTCGCCGGGTAAACGAAAACAATTAAATATTAGGGGTATACACTGCGCCCAGCGCGTATGTCGGCGGCAACTGGAACAATGACCTTATGGTCGGTCCTTTCTACGCTAATCTGAACAATACGGCGTCCAATTCGAACTCGAACAATGGCGCGGCTCTATCTTATCCATAAGAAGCTCTCCTTAATGCAGTGTATGCCGCCATTTCAAAATGGCAAGAGATATCCGCATCTCTTCCTCACCACTTGGTGAAAATTAACTCGGTGCAAGCATCTGTGAGTAGCTGAGAATAAGTCGAAAGCGGATGAGAGGATAAGAGAGAACATGAAATCCTATAACCACTTGTACGAAAAAACAATATCCGAAACGAACCGACGGTACGCTCTGTCTCAAGCAAAGCACAGCAAGAGATTCCGTAAAATCATGAAACACCGGCACATGTCTGACGATGCCGCAGTTGAACAATCCTTAGACTGGATAGTCAACTACGAAAACGCCGAGCATGTGCCGGTTTACATTTATGATGGGATTACTCGCAAGGAGCGCACTATTATTGTCCCTACGATGGAAGAGCTGCTTGTTCAGCATTGCATCGTAAATGCCATGAAGCCGATGTTCTGCAAGGGAATGTATGAACACAGCTATGCCAGTCTTCCGGGCAGAGGTGCCCATAAAGGAAAGCAGGTAATTGAGAAGTGGATCAGGACTGACCCGAAGAATTGTAAGTATGTCCTCAAAATGGATATTCGCCATTTCTTTGATTCCATCCCACACGATCGTTTGAAAGCCAAGTTGAAGAAGACCATTCATGACGAGAAGATGTTGGAGCTATTATTCCGCATTATCGATGTTACAGAGGTTGGTATTCCACTTGGCTTTTATACTTCTCAATGGCTTTCCAACTGGTATTTGCAGGGTTTAGATCATTTCATCAAGGAGCAGCTCTGTGCCGTGCACTATATGCGCTACATGGACGATATGGTCATTTTCGGAAGCAACAAGAGGGTTTTGCACCGCATGAGACAAGCAATTTCCGATTATTTGGAAATGGAGCTTGGTTTAGAACTTAAAGCGAATTGGCAAGTCTTTCGCTTTTCCTATGGCAACAACCAGGGGCGTGACCTGGACTTCATGGGCTTTCGTTTTTATCGTAATCGAACGATTCTTCGAAAATCCATTATGTACAAGGCCACGAGAAAAGCTCGCAAAATCTCCAAAAAGGAGAAAGCAACCATACTCGATGCTCGGCAAATGTTGTCTTATCTTGGGTGGATCGACTGCACCGATACCTATTTGATGTATCAGAAGTGGATAAAACCATGTGTCAGCTTTCAGCAATTGAAGCGAAAGGTTTCACGATATGACAAATACGATGAGAAGCGGGTATATCAAAAACTCGTCAGTCTTTACACTGCGAAAGGAGGAAAGTCGCATGGAGTTAAATTACAAATATGCCGAGAGCACAGTCCAACCGACTGCACTTGAGGTTACTGTTGGAACCGTATATCTCCGCAAGGACATTACGAGTATTGTACGAACTTCAGAACAGGGCGATAAAACCACTTACTGGACTTATCAGGAAGCGGCGTTGACCCCTCAGGAGTTCAATGAATACACCAATCTGCTTATGGCTGAAAACGCCATTAAAGGTACAAATGATTCGGACAACATTGTTCAGATCATGGCAGGTCAGGAAACTGGAGATTCCCAGCAGCTTGCTATCATGGAAGCAATTGCTGATCTGTACGATGCCGTCGCAGCAATGATTCCTGAATGAGGAGGTAGCAAAAATGGTCAATCTTTACGCCACGCTTATCATCAATAAGCGTAGAACCTTCGACCAGGTGCCTGAAAAATTTAAGGCAGATGTCGAGGCAAAATTGTTAGAATATGGCTACGATACCAACGGCGATCTTATCGCTGAGGAGGAGTAACCATGTTTTATATTTTATCCAAAATTTTGATAGGAGGTAACAACATGGTAGCACTGTATGTCGCACTCATCATCGCAGGTCGTCGGACCTTTAATCAGGTTCCGGCGAAGTTCAAGGCTGCTGTCAAGGCTGATCTGGAAGCTCTCGGTCTTGACGAAAATGGTAATCCTGTGGATTAACCGAAATTGGCAGGGAGTCTACTTTGCGGTGGGCTCCCTCGCCTAATTAAAAGAGGTTTGGGGTGATATTTCCTACAAGCTTCTTAATTCATTTATGACTTCAAGGAGGATGATACATGGAAATGGAACCCTGGCTGCAAACGCTATTAACCATTTTGGGGACGATACTTGCTTCTTCTGGATTTTGGGCATATATCCAAGAGCGAAGCAAACGAAAAGCTGCTGAGAATAAGCACAACAATCTTGAAACGCAAATGCTCATTGGTTTGGCTCATGATCGCATTATCTATCTCGGTATGTCCTACATCGAGAGGGGCTACATTACACAGGACGAGTATGAAAATCTGTATGAATACTTGTACAAGCCTTATGAAAAATTAGGCGGTAACGGTTCGGCTAAGCGAATCATGACAGAAGTCGACCAACTTGCGATTCATAAATCAACTTACAATGCTTGAATTGGAGGTGAGATTATGAGTTATTCTGTTTCTGGCACAATGATTACTTTGACTCGGGGTGATACTTTTTCGGCGCTTATTACGATTACTGATCTAAATGACAATCAGTATATTCCCATGAATGGTGATCGTATTCGATTTGCCATGAAGAATGACTATAATGATGAAACTCCTCTTCTTATCAAGGAGATTCCGATTGACACGATGATCTTGACCCTCAATCCGGAAGATACAAAACATCTTCCCTTCGGAAAGTACGTCTACGACATTGAATTAACGAAGGCCACAGGAGAAGTTGATACTTTCATCACAAAAGCAATTCTTAAGCTAACGGAAGAGGTGCATTGACATGAGTAGCATAAAAGCGTTTGAGTGCCTTACTGGTCATATCTCTGGACTATGCACATTATCTGGTAAATTAACTTGCTTTGGAAGTTTGTCTGGCAAGCTGTCTGCTGTGATAGATTTTAATGCTTATTCTGGAGAATATGAAGTGGTGCCGAACGCTTTTAACACTCAGGTCTTGCCAACAGCCAATAAAGTGCTTAAGAAAGATATTGTTGTTCAAAAAGTCCCATATTTCGAAACCAGTAACAACTATGATGGGGTTACGGTTTATATTGCAGAGGAGGTTAATCAAAATGCCTAACCAAAACGTTAATAAGGTTATTTATGGCGGTCGTGTTCTCATCGACCTTACTGGCGACACCGTAGACCCCAGTAAACTTCTCAAAGGATCTAAAGCTCACGACAAGAGTGGAGCTCAAATTGAAGGTGCTTGCACATTTGATGTTGATTCTACGGATGCCACCGCTGTCGCTGCTGAAATCTTGTTTGGAAAGACTGCGTATGTAAGTGGCAATAAACTAACTGGCACAATGAAAAACAATGGTGCCGTTACTAAGAAGATCACCACCAGAGACGAGGAAGTTACAATTCCTCAGGGTTTCCACGATGGCAGCGGTAAAGTGGGAATCGACGCAACTGAAAAAGGCAAGCTGATTGCCAACAATATTCGAGAGGGCGTAACTATCCTCGGCGTTGAGGGTACAATGTCCGGCTCGGAAAACATGAAACCACAGGCTAAGACAGTTACACCGTCCACCGCGAAGCAGACGATTCTGCCTGATACAGAGTATAACTGTTTGTCTCAGGTAGAAGTTGAAGCTATTCCTTATGTGGAAGCAGATAATCCTGCTGGAGGAGTGACGGTAACGATTGCGGGGTGAGAGTAAATGGCTGTAAATAAGGTCGTTTACAATCGCCGGACACTAATCGATCTGACCGCCGATACCGTCAGCAAAGAAACTCTTAAAAAGGGATTTACAGCTCATCAAGCCGATGGTACAATGATTACCGGTGAGTTTATTGGCGATGATTACGATGAAATTGACCGAATTCTTACAGCCGGTTTAACGGATGGCTATAAACATTTTTCGGACGATGGTACAATCATCAGCACAATCGATTCACAGGGTCGAACACTGGTTAAGACTTTTTCAAATGACTTTTTGACCTGTATCACGGTTCTAACTGATCCGGACGGGAATGAACTTGGTCGTACTGTGAGGTCTTTTTCTGACAATAGCAGCACGATTATTACTACCGACTCTAAAGGACAGAAGCTTGTTAAGAAGTTTTCGAATAACATGCTTAACATGGAAGCGGTTCTTACGGATGCTGCTGGTAAGGAGCTTGCCCGTCTTACAAAGGTCTTTTCCGCAGATGGGAAGGACATCACTTCGACCGTGGTTTATGGGAAATAAGATGCAATTTGAAGCCGTTGCGTGTAGGTTATTTCTGCATTATTCCTACACTTTGGCTCAAAAAGCCAGTAATTACGGGATATTTTGCTTCTATAATAGAAACTTATCACGGTCTAACCACTTCTAAACCCCTGCAATTACGCTGTTTTCAGAGTGGTTAGAAGTGGGTAAATGCCGAGAAATGTAGGTAACTCGTGCATTATTTCTACACTACTCCTACATCTATATTCCTACACAAAGTCAGCCTCCTCGTTGTGCTGAGTGCCTTTGTTGGTGCTCCCACTTCGGGGAGGCTTTTCTTTGTTTTTACAAGCTATTTTATTTTTTCGATTTCATCTTTCAACCACTCAAATTCTCTCTGGGTGTAAACCTTTTCGGTGATGTCAGAGATCTTGTGACCGACCATATATTTGATTGCGTACTCGTCAACGCCGTACTTCTTAGCCATCGTCACAAAATGTTTACGACCATCATGCGGTCTATGCTCAGGGTTCAAATTCAATTCGTCTCGAATCATACCAAAGCCTTTTTGGTATCGAGCATAAGTAAGTGCAGTGTTTTTGCTACGAGCATTCGAATTAACATAGTTGAGCAGGTACAGACTTCCAAGTTCCTGAGCCTCTTTATATTTTCGCTCAACCAAATGACGAATCTTCGAGTGAATTGGAACCACACGATCTGTACCGGCATCTGTTTTGATACCGCCTCGGAAAGTCCAGTTTTCCAAATCCACATTCTTTAATTCCAGCAAACCAAGTTCCTGGGGTCGCCAACCAGAATAGCACTGAATGAGCAGGACATCTACAAGCATTTTATCATCAGCGTGTTTCCAAAGCAAGTCCATCTCTTCGTCCGTAAAAGGAATATGCTCGTTCTTAACTGTGACGATTTCTTTGATTGTTTCCTCACTGAGGTTAAAAGTTCGCGAATAGTTTCGGTCAACAAGCTCATACTCCAAGGCATAATCCAACATCAAGTTAAACAAAGACTTAATCTGGTTCTTCATGGATGCACTTGGTGTTTTTTCTTTGCCTCGAACCTTCGATATGCCTTCATCCATACAACCTTTTACATGACGAGCGCGGACATCTTTGACTCGCATATCATATACGGCCGAGCAATACCCCCATGCTGAAGCTACCGAACGAGTGCTTTTAACTGTCTTCTCGTATTCGGCAAGCCATTTCTCGTAAAGCTCTTTCATAGTGATAGACGGTTCAAGGTCGTAAGGGTTCTTATTGTACTCGACGAGAGCAGCGTATGCATCGTTGTATGTTGGAAAATAGGACTCCGGTTTAAGAGGTTTACAGATAGGCCGTCCGTTCGAATCCTTTCCGACACTTATCATAGCTCGAAATGGATTGCGGAGATTCCGATTCTTGATCTCACTGATCTGCCCGAAACCATTTGGCAGTCTACGGCGTTTATTGTTCTTATTTCGAGGTTTTCTTGGCTTTATATTTGGCTGTAATGGAAACCCACAGTGAGGACAAGAAACTGCTTTGTCGCTTACTTGTAATTCGCATTCAGGACATTTTATCAGCATTATTATCACCTTCCCCATTGATTTGCTATTAGTAATCATATATCATAAGTGTAGGAATGTCAACTCCTACATTCCAACTTTTCTTATTAGTTTAGGGAGAAATGAGATATGATTAGTGATAACCAATCAATTTGCCCCAAATGTGGAGGGCAGCTTAAATACTACGATCATGTTCAAAGATTGGTACGGACGAAATTCGGAAACAAAAAATGGGTAGCTATTAGAAGACTTCGGTGCTGTAAATGCCATGCAGTTCATCGAGAGCTTCCTGACTTTATATTTCCGTATAAACAGTATGAAGCAGATATTATTATCGGCGTGCTCGAAGGTCTTATTACTTGTGAAACTTTGGGGTTTGAAGATTATCCTTGTGAAATGACTATGATTCGCTGGCGCTTGTTTCCACCGAGGTTGTTTTTACTAACAGCCGTTCCTAACCTAAAATAGCGATTGAAAGGAGGCAAACGCCAATGGAAGAAATTATATTTGCATCGGGGTCTGTCCCGGTGGCAGTTGCAGCACGAGTCTACGGGAAAGACGCATCCTGGATTCGAGCCGGCATCGTATCTGGGTGGCTGCCGATCGGAAAAGCTACTCGGAGTGGGAAGCTCGTTACGAATTTAGAGGAAATGAACTCTAAGTACGGACGCATCAACTTTTATATTTCGCCTAAGCTCCTCTGGCAGGAGACCGGCTATGTATGGAGGGGTGAACGCGCATGAGTACATTGATACGTCCAGAACTTTCCGAGACTAATCGTTACTGGATCGAGAAACACCGCTATTACGAATTGAAGCATTTCTGCTTGCAATACCCGTTGTGGCGTCATGCGTACAATTCGTTGATAGACTATCCGGGTTCATGGCCTCAATTAGTGCCGCCCTGCAAAACGAATGTTGTTAGTGATCCCGTTACCAAGCACATTGATGAGAGGCTGTACTATGCCGATCGCATGAAGATGGTGGAACAGGTTGCAAAAGAAACGGACGAAGAGCTTTCATGTTATATTTTGGAAGCTATAACGGAGGGTATTTCATACGACCATTTGAAAGCCAGAACCGGCATCCCATGTTGCAAGGATGTTTATTACGACTTGTACAGACGGTTTTTCTGGCTACTTAGTAAGGAGAGACAGTAATGAAGATTGTAGATATTGCAGTGAAAAAAGTCTATCGCTTCAACTGCCCGAATTGCCAGAGTAGGCTTGAAGCCGACAGCAGTGAGCTGACAGACATCGGAGGTAAAGTAAGCAAGTTCTATTGCCCCGTATGCCGTAAAGACCGATATATAACCTGGTCTGACTTACGGAAGAAGATCGTCTACGAGGGTTCGCAAGAATAACAGTGTCCTTTATGGAGAAGTGAGAGCTGATGAACTATAGCATTGGCTCTTTCTTTTTTCTAACTTAGATTAAAACCCGGATGGAGGTGACAGGTATATGTGTTAAATTAGTATCTGGAAAAATCCCCGGGTTGAAATTTTGAAAAACAATTCGAAAGGAGATCATTATGGAAGTCATTTATGTAGTTGTCGGAATCTTGATTGGGTTTGCCGTCTCATCTATCATTCGTCGAAAGCATCCTGTCGGTTTTCTGCGTATTGACAAGTCTGATCCGGACGGGCCCTATCTTTTTCTTGAACTGAAAAAGAGCGTTAATGAAATTGTAATTCAACGAACTGTCCTATTGGAAGTGAAGCGTGAAGACTTTATTCCGCACAAATAACACTTCCTTTTATGGAACCCTATTAAAACGAAAGGAGAAACGAATATGGGTGAAGAAAACAGAAGTTTGTTGGAAGAGGAGATCAAAGCCGAAATTAAACGCTTGGGATCTCTCGAATCCGGAAGTCAGGAGCATACCACAGCAGTGGATAGCTTGACGAAGCTGTACAAACTGAAGCTCGAAGAGGATAAGAATACCTATGAGCGTCTGGACAAGATCGAGAATCGTGAAATCGATCAAGAGTCCAAGACGGCTCAAATGGCAGAGTCTGTCAAAGATCGATACTTCAGATTTGGTATGGCTGCCGCTGAGCTGGTGCTGCCGTTGATGTTCTACGGCGTTTGGATGAGACGAGGTTTCAAGTTCGAACAGGACGGAACTTTCACCTCCCAGACATTCAGAGGTTTATTCAGTCGATTCAGACCGACTAAGAAATAAACCGGTTCCAAAAGCGGAGAGTTCGTGTATACAACACGTTCTCTTCGTTTTTCTCCTGCTCGAAATTTACAAGGGCTATTGTGAGAGATGTAAAAGTGCTTTTTATCTCTTGATAAAATACTGATGGCCGCTATACTTAATAGTGCCACACAATATCAAGGAGGTAATTTGCAATGAGCTTTTTTAACGACGCGCAGAGAGACGGTTTACTTACTGGACGGTATATTTGCAGTGAATGCGGAGGACTTATGGAATTTGAAGACGAGTGGGAAGATACTTTAGTATGCCCTGCTTGCGGTCACTCCGTCGATTTAGAGCATTACGGTATGGAGAACGATGAAGAATATGATGCTCTATATCCGACCAAAGATCAGATCTGCGACGACTAATTAAGACTATTAGCAAAGGGGAAGGAGTCCTGACGAGGGCTCTTTCTCTTCTCTTTTTATAGGTGATGGATATGCGATACCATTTTGACAAACCGGAAATTTACTTGACCTTGTATGGCGAGCGTTATATTTGTGAGCATCCGGTTTATAATAGCTGCACTCTCTACAGAATTGAAGAAAGAGGTTTAGCAGTAATTCAGCAACGATTTGACTCCGAGATGAAAAGCACATGGTGGAGCGAAATTGACCCTTGGATTACTGATGCTTTATATTTGCATCCCGGTTTTCGAGAATACTTTGAAATGAGGGCTGGGGCTTGTACGGACGGACTATACCCTACTGTAACGGTTCGCCAAATTATGTGGGCATTAAAAATGAAACCAATTCAGAAAGAACGATGGGAAACCGTATTCGATAGACGGGATATCTAAGCGCAAAAAACGCATCTCCCTTTATGAAAAGCCATTGAATTTTGAAGGGAGACATGGATTATGAAAACACTAAAGAACAAGCTATATGCTGTAGTATTACTTATTTGTGGGTACTTACCGGTACTTATCGACAAAGATGCAACAGCATTAGTATTCTTTGCGTTTATCGCAATACCGTTGTTCTTTGCAAAAGAAAACTGGATTTATTGAGGATTGAGCCGCTAACAACGGCTCTTTTCTTTTCGCCAAAATTACAACTCCTATTATGGAAAACGATGCTATTCGAAAGGAGTAAAAGGAGCATGGACGAAATGAAAATTGGTTCTAAATTCACTACGAGCATTATCTCGAAATTGGCGAGTTTGGCAATCCGAAAGAAATTTGGTTATGATGTAAAACTGAATTTGAATGAGGTAAAAGCCACAGTCGTTGACGGAAAGACACATGTTCATCTGGATATAGATGCCGATCTTGAGAAAGATGAACTTACTAAAATCCTGAAAAGTATTGGTTTGTAAAACTTGAAAAGAGCTGCTAACAATGGCTCTTTTCTTTTGCCGCGCGAAATTTACAAGTCTTATTATGAGAGACGGGTTAGCTCAGTTGGTAGAGCGCCACACTTCCGTGGAGGTCGTCGGTTCGAATCCGATACAGTCTCTCTTGCTTTTTATTTTCGCATGAAAGGAGAAAAGACATGAGCATCGATCAGCTTGATTTAATCTTGTATGACATGTACCGCATGGACGCTTGGCTGCCGCCTTTGTTTGGTAAATGGGCTGAAGATTATAAAAAAGCGAGTTACTCACAATGGGCTGTCGACGAGCTCAGAGATTTTATCGCCGAACAGATTTACCCTCGAAGAGAAGGGTCTATTGATGAATTCTGTAAGCTCACGCATGAATTTATGATGAAGACCGCTAAGTATGCGAGGGTGAATCCAAACACAAGTCTTATGTTTCGATCTGCCAGTGAAATGGCAGCGAACATTTTAGACCTTCTAAGGGCTATGCAATAACAAAACATGAAAGGAGAAAAGACATGAGTAAGAACCAAGCAATTCAAAAGTTGCTGCATAAGTCAGGGCTTTGTATCAGGAAATACTCACCTGTTGCGTTGTCTTGTGTAGCATCAGCCGGCGTGGTAGTCACGGCGATTGCAGCAGCCAAAGCGACCCCACGAGCAGTAGCGTTAGTTTATGCAGACAGTCGCAAAAAGCATGATGGTGATCCATATGCGTACACCAAGAAAGAGGCGTTCATCGCTGCATGGAAATGTTATATTCCGGCAGTGGCATTTGGAGCTTCTACTATCGCTTGCATTATTGGTGCCAATGCCTTAAATCGACGCCAACAGGCAGCACTAACAAGTGCGTATGCTCTCGTCCAAGGTTCTTATAAGGAGTATAAAGACAAGCTGAAAGAGCTCTATGGTGAGGAAGCTCATAATGCCATCGTAGATTCTATCGCCAAAGAAAAGTGCAAGGACATCAGTATCTCTGCTAATGGAGGTTGGTACGATTCTTCCCTCGATTTTGGTGAAGGTATGGAACCAGAAGTCTCCAGAACTTTTTACGATAGCTTTTCGCAAAGATATTTTGAGTCAACCATCGAAAAGGTCATTCAGGCTGAGTACCATCTGAACCGCAATTTCATGTTCGCAGGAGTCATCCCACTTAATGATTTTTATGAGTTTCTCGGACTTGAAAAGACGGAACTCGGAGACGCTGTTGGATGGTCAAGCTGTAATGGTGATATTTATTGGATCGACTTTAACCATCACCGACTCACTTTGGATGACGGCATGGAGATCTATGTCATTGACATGGTTTTTGAGCCGACAGCCGAGTGGATGGAAGATCTGTAAGTTCGCAAAAAATACATTTTACTTTATGAAAACGAAAAGGAGGTTTCGCTTTATGAATAATGCAAAATTGGTTAAAATCCTGGGTCTTGTCGCTACCGCAGTAGGTATGGGGGCTACGCTCCTCACTGACTGGGTGAACGAGAAGAAGATGGAAGAAAAAATTGATGAACGCATCAATGAGAAGCTTGCCGCACTTAGCGATGAAGAAGATGAGGAGTCCTAACAAGGGCTCTTCTTCTTTATTCGAACGATATGTGTGATACAAGCACGGCTGTTTCAATTATTCAACGATATGTTGATGACCATCTGTTTAGTCCATCGTTCACATGGCCAAAGTATGAATTCAGAAAAAGGTCATATCAGCAATGGGCTGCATATGAAATCTGTGATCGAATCATGGACAAGCCTTTCGACGATCCAATCACCATCATCGAAAACTTCATGTTCGAGATGGCTATGTATGCTTGTTACGGCGAGGATGAGCAGCGTAGCTTTATATTTCAGAATGCGGTCGAAACAGCTGAAGAATTAAGTCTACTATTTGTTTAACCGAAAGGAGAAAAGAAACATGAAAGTTTCATACCAAAACTACCGTCAACAGAAGCAGAGTTCTAAGGTTATGAGATCTTACATTGTACAGGCGGCAGCAAAAGGAGCAACAGAAGAGGAACTCGACATTCTATGCCAAGCGTATCTGCTCGAACAGAAATACGGACTGGCAGTTAATTCGACGACAGAGCGCAGACCACCTGTACGCCGTATCTATGATATTGCGGTTTTTGCCACTCGTGTTGATGCGGAGAAGGTTTATAGCCAAATGCTCGAACTTTCCACTCAATATGGGGCGGTCAGCGTAAATGACTATTATGAACTTTGCGGTTTAGAGGACAAAGACTCATACGAGTTGAGAAATTATGGATGGACTAAAGATGCAGTCTTGAACATGAGTGTAGTGCGAATTGGTCCTAATTATGTGATTGATGTGCCTCGCATTGTGCAATGTTTTCAGATGAAAGGAGAAAATCATGCCTAAACAAAGTTTAGCAAGCATTGCCAAGAGTGTACGGACGGCAATGAAAAAACATAGTCCTGAAATTCTCACCGGTATTGGAATTGCCGGCATGATTACCACCACTGTTATGGCGGTAAAAGCAACACCAAAAGCCCTGATTCTGCTTGAAGAGAAAAAAGATGAGCTGGATACGGATAGACTTGAGCCGAAAGACATCATCAAGACAGCTTGGCCTTGTTATATTCCGGCAGCTGTTGTAGGCTCTATCTCTGTCTTCTGCCTGATTGGAGCAAGCTCGACTAATCTTCGTCGGAATGCTGCTCTGGCAACGGCGTATACCCTTTCAGAGTCTACTTTGAAGGAGTATCAGGAAAAAGTCGTTGAGACAATTGGTGAGAAAAAGGAACAGTCCATTCGAGACTCTGTGTCGAAAGACAAGATGGTTAAGAACCCTGTTCGAGAAGTGATTCTCACTGAAAGCGGCGGCAACACGATCTGCTATGATGTCTTGTCCGGACGATATTTCAAGTCTGACAGAGACAAAATCACCCGGGTCATGAATGAACTGAATCGTCAGATGCGTGACGAAATGTATGTCACGCTGAACGATTTCTACTACGAACTCGGTTTGGATGGAACTAAGATGGGCGATATGCTCGGATGGAACATCGATAAGGGTTACATTGACCTTGCATTCTCATCGCAGCTGGATGCAAACGGTACCCCCTGCCTGGTGATTGATTATCAGGTTGCTCCGGTTTATGACTACCAGTAAGCTACCGCGCGAAATTTACAACTTATTTAATGGAAGAACATTCCACAATTTCACACATTTGAAAGGAGATTTCACAATGAACAACAATGAGATTATGAACAACGAGGTCGTTGAAGCTACCGAAGAGGTTATCGAGAACGCTGGCTTGAGCAAGGGCGTAAAGATTGCTGCGGGTATCGGCTTGAGTGTAGTTGTAGGCGTGGTCGTCTACAAGTATGTAGCAAAGCCGGTAATTGCAAACATCAAAGCCCAGATCGAGCAGAAGAAGATGGCTGCTGAGGAGAAGACGGTTATCTTGGAAGAATCCGATGTTGTCACTGAAGACAACTGAAAATGCGAATTTGAGAAGTTCGGATAAGGGAGAGTACCTGTAACAAGGTGCTTTCCCTTTTTCTTTATCTCTCGAAAGGAGGAAAAAATATGCAGCAGTATCAATATGACGGTCCTGTTATGCGATTCGATGATTGCGTTCAGCATCGTTGGAAGGCAACTACTGTTGCTCCGACGGAAGCGAAAGCGAAGAGCAATCTCGCCTATCGATATAAAAAAGAAAACGGCTTGATGCCGAACACAAAAATTACTCTGCCCGGTAAGCTGATTCCGGCATAAGAAAGGAGATCACCCAGTGGAAGATTACAAATCTAATTCTGATAAGGCTCGTCAGGAGCAACAGTCAGAAAAGAAAGTCGAGGCGGTTATTACCGGGGCTGCAAAAACTCGAAAAAAAGGCGAGATGCAAAAATTCGCAGATGTCTTTATTGCAGAAGATGCAAACAATGTCAAATCTTATATTTTGATGGAGGTCATTGTGCCTGCTGTCAAGAAAGCGATTTCTGACATTGTCACTACCGGTATTGACATGATTCTGTACGGCGAGGCAGGTCGCAGCAAGAAAAACGGAACGGCATCTAAGGTGTCTTATCGGAACTACTACGATCAAGGCACAGACAGAGTGCGTGCAGGTTCCGTCGGCAATAGACGCAATACACCTGACTATGATGATATTCTTTTCGATACTCGTGGAGATGCAGAAGCGGTTCTCGATGCAATGAACGATATTATCAGTCAGTACGGAACGGTGAGCGTGTCCGATTTCTATGATCTCGCTCGTGTTCCCAATGATAATTTCACTATGAACCGCTACGGTTGGACAAACATTGGCGGTGCAACTGCGGTACGAGTTCGAGATGGTTATATTCTGAAACTGCCTCGTGCTATTCCGCTAAATTGAAAGGAGAAAATGTAATGCTCGAATGTAAAATTTGTGGCACTAAGTTCAATGCCATTGTCGAAAGACATTATCTTGCTCGTGATAATGGAAAGACTGGTTTGGCAGTTGCTTTTGGTTCTACTGCTGAGGAGAATCTCTATGACGCCTTTGACTGCCCGATGTGTGGTTGTCAGGTAATCGCAAAAGAGCGTAAGCGTGATTATATTTCGTTTGTCAAGGAGGATGAAGATGATGAACAGATCTGAGACTCTTGATAAAGCAAAGGCTTGTGTATGCGGGCAGAGAGAGAACGAATACGGCTCTCCGGAAGATAATTTCGCCGCTATTGCTGGCTTTTGGAGCGTCTATAAAGGCGTTGAGTTTACCGCAAATGATGTTGCCATGATGATGGCGCTTCTTAAGATCGCACGAATCAGGACAGGAACTGCTACGGACGACAGCTATGTCGATTTAGCGGGTTATGCTGCCTGTGGCGCAGAAATCAATTCCAACAAATAATGAAAAGGAGATTTTATAAACATGAAAAATAAGACTGAAATCATGAAGAGCGTGAACGGTGTGGCTTCCAAGACCGTTATGAAGCTCAAGAAACACAGCCCCGAGATTCTCGTTATGGCTGGTATTGCCGGTACGGTCGTAAGTGCCGTTCTCGCTTGCAAGGCTACCACTAAGGTAGCAGAGATTCTCGATGAAACTAAGGGTACTCTCGACACCATTCATGAAGGTATGGAAACCGGTGCAATCAACGGTCAGGAGTATACGACTGAGGACGGCAAGAAGGACACGGTTGTTGTCTATGCCCAGACCGGAATGAAGCTCGCAAAGCTTTATGCTCCTGCTATTATTCTCGGCACTCTGTCCATCACCAGCATTCTGGCATCCAACAATATTCTTCGCAAGCGCAATGTAGCTCTTGGCGCTGCCTATGCCGCTATTGATAAGAGCTTCAAGGAATATCGCGGTCGGGTCATCGAGCGCTTCGGAGAGCAGGTCGATACCGAACTGAAGTATGGCATCAAGGCGAAGAAATTCGAGGAAATCGAAGTTGACCCTGAGACCGGCAAGGAGAAGAAGGTTAAGAAGACCGTGATGGTCGCTGATCCTAATCTCCAAAGCGACTATGCTGTATATTTCGACAGCAAGAGCCGCAACTATGAAACCAACCCCGATTATAACCGTATGTTCCTCAAGGCACAGCAGGCATTTGCAAATGACAAACTTCAGACCCGTGGTCACCTCTTCCTGAATGAGGTTCTGGACGATCTTGATCTTCCTCGTACTCCTGCTGGTCAGATTGTCGGCTGGACAAAGGATGGCCCGGATGGCTATGTTAATTTCCGCATCGTTGAGGTAGAGCGCGAGACCGAAGACGGTCGTCATGAGCCGGCACTTCTGCTCGACTTCAATGTTGAGGGCAACATCTGGGAAAAGATGTAATCAATCACCTTCAGACTTGGACTGGGGGTGATATTTTATTGTAAAGGAGTTTTAGCAATGCACATCAAACCACGAGCGATAGCTACCGTTCTCTGCATGATATTTTTCATCGGTTTTGCGGTATGCGGCGTTGTTCGCTCTACAGATAAAGAAACATCGGAGATTAGGCAATCCTATCCGGTTCTTGCAGAGGCAGAGCCGGTGATAATGGCGGATCTTCTGATGGAGTCTCCTGATTTGGAACCAGAGGTGAAGAAAGAGCCTGACTATCCTCTTACACAAGAGGAAATCGACCTCATAGCACTCGTAACCATGGGTGAAGCTGAAGGAGAAACAGAATTGGGAAAACGATTGGTTATCGACACAATCCTTAACCGTATCGATCATCCATCTTTCCCGGATACTGTGTACGATGTTGTTTATCAACCCAATCAGTTCAGCGTAATGTGGAACAGCAGGATTGACCGTTGTTATGTCATGCCTGAGATTGTTGAGTTGGTAAAGGAAGAACTTTTGGAACGGACAAATTACGATTGTGTGTTCTTCATGGCCGGAGGATACAGCAAGTATGGTGAGCCTTTGTTTCAGGAGTGTTGTCACTACTTTTCGAGTTATGACTGAAAGGAGAACATAAAATGAAAGCTTTGTTTTCGTACATTCTTTCCACTATGGCAGGGCTTTGTCTCGTAGGAGGCATTGCTGTTCTCTCTGGTGGAAAGGAGTAAATGATGGATATTTTGGATGATTTCATCTCAACCGTCGACGCCATGCTGGACAGTCGGCGGAAAAGACACATTACTGGCGGGATTCTCCTGAGTGCAGCATTGCTGTTCGGAGGTCTCGCCATTACTGTTGTCACAATTCAAACTGACGAGGAGGAATACGAAGATGAGTAAAACCGGTTTCGCTATGTTTCTGGCTGGAGCCACAGTAGGCGCCGCAGCGACATGGCTTTGTCTTAGACGGTATTACGAGCAGATTGCACAGGAAGAGATCGATTCTGTGAAAGCGGCATTTGCCGAAAGAAAGCCCGTAAACACTAATATTGCCAAGAATGAAAAGAGCAATGAAAAGCAGGAGGAGAATCAGCATAAGGCAGATATTGCCAAGCTGAAACCCGACCTGGTGAACTATGCAGCTAAGCTCCAGGAAGAGGGTTATACCAATTACACGGAGCATAGCAAGAAAAATACTGAAGAAAAAAAGGATGAGCCTATGCCCAATGAACCTTATGTCATCTCTCCGGACGACTACGGTGAGAATGACAATTACACGCAGATCAGTCTGGTCTATTATGCTGGTGACGGAGTCCTTGCCGACGATGAAGATGAAGTCGTCGAGGATATCGAGGACACTGTTGGCGAGGACTTTGCTGAACATTTCGGAGAGTATGAGGATGATTCGGTCTTTATTCGTAACGATCGCCTGAGATGTGACTATGAAATTCTCAGAGACAATCGTTCTTTCTCCGATGTGGCGGAAGGCTCCAACTACTAATAGGAGGATCGAATGACTGAAATTGAGCTGAACAATGAATATTTTGAGTGGATGTGTCAGCTCGTATGTAACGAACGATATAGCCGGAGGCTGTCTTATCAGAAGCTTCTTCGTCATCTGCATAATATTGATTTTCAATATATGCTGCCGATGGACGGAAATCGAGCAGAAGATGGGATAGACCTCCGGTATCGTTTTGGTTATGAAAAAGAATACGAGGGTCTTATGATTGCCAGTTATCTGGATAACCGCCCTTGCAGTGTATTGGAGATGCTTATTGCCTTAGCGTTTCGTTGCGAAGAACATATTATGACCGACCCAGATATCGGCAATCGCATGGGACAGTGGTTCTGGAACATGATTGTCAGTCTGGGTTTAGGGTCGATGAGTGATTCTCGATTTGATGCGGCGTATACGGACGATGTGATATCTCGATTTATGAACCGCAAATACAAGCGAAATGGCGAAGGCGGTTTGTTTACCGTCGAACGCTGCAAGTATGACATGAGAACTGTTGAAATCTGGTGGCAGATGAATTGGTATTTGGACAGCATCCTATGAGGGAGAATTATCATGATTCATACGCAAGTGTACGGGTTTTTTCAGACATGCTTACCCGACCAGGCAAAGGAGGTAAAAGAATACTTCCCAAATGGTAAAAACAGCATTCGAATTCGCAAAACCAACGGACAGGAATTTATATTTTCGTTGAGAGAGCCGAAGGCTTGGAAGTTTGAAACGATCGATCAATTTCTTGCCGACATGAAAGGAGAAAAGAAACATGGATGAAATGATTCGTTATATTTTCGGCAGTCTTCGCTGCTCTGAAACTGCGATGCGTGTGTTTGCTAAGACGCTCAGAAAGCAGAGGTCTTTCAATCGCAGCACCGTCATGGTCGCCACAGTTATGACTGTGAACATGTTTATCCGGGACTTGGAGATTCGCAGTATGCGTGATGAGATCGGGAACCTTAAAAACGAAATCAAGGAGCTTAGAAAAACGGAAGGAGACTAAAGAACTTCGATGATCGACTTTTTAATGATTTCGACCCGTAGTACGAAGCGTGGTGTAATAGAAATCTATCCGAAGTTTATCATTAAGAAAAGCTCCGACCTGATGATTAGAGGCGGTGACTTCTATGCTATTTGGTTAGAAGACCGAGGTTTATGGTCTACGGACGAGCAAGATGCACTCCAGCTTATTGACTGGGAACTTGACAAGTATGCAGAGGAAAACCGCAAAAACTTTGATTCGAGTATTAAAGTTCTGCATATGTGGGATTCCGAATCTGGAATGATCGATTCATGGCATAAATACTGTCAAAAGCAGATGCGAGACTCTTTCCACATGCTTGATGAGAAACTTATATTCTCCAATACACCGACGAACAAAAAAGACTACGCAAGTAAGCGGCTGAACTATCCTCTTGAAGAAGGGGCCACGGATGCATGGAATAAGCTGATGTCCACAATTTACTCTGAAGAAGAGCGAACAAAAATTGAATGGGCTATTGGTTCTATTGTCTGTGGAGAGTCGAAGAAATTGCAGAAATTTATGGTTCTGTACGGTGCAGCAGGTACTGGTAAGTCTACGGTTCTGAACATTGTTCAGCAGCTCTTTGAAGGATATTATTCCGTCTTCGATGCGAAAGCACTGGGTTCGTCCAGTAATTCCTTTGCATTAGAGGCATTCAAGACGAATCCACTTGTGGCAATTCAGCATGACGGTGACTTATCTCGCATCGAGGACAACACCCGACTGAACAGTTTGGTTTCTCACGAGCTGATGACAGTAAATGAAAAGTTCAAATCGACCTACGCAAACCGCTTCAAGTGCTTCCTGTTCATGGGCACCAATAAACCGGTCAAGATTACGGACGCAAAGTCAGGTCTTATCAGACGATTGATCGATGTGTCCCCTTCCGGAAACAAATTAAGTCCCAAGGAATACAAGGCGGTGACAAAGCAGATCGAATTTGAACTCGGTGCAATTGCTTATCATTGCCAGGAAGTCTATCTGGAGAATCCGGGCAGATACGATGATTATATTCCCGTGACGATGCTTGGTGCATCTAATGATTTCTATAACTTCATTATTGATTCTTACCATGTCTTCAAGAAAGAAGACGGGACAACTCTCAAAGCCTCATGGGAGATGTATAAAACCTATTGCGATGAGGCAAAAGTTACCTTCCCATTCTCTCAGAGGATATTTAAGGAGGAACTGAAAAACTATTTCCGGGATTACAAGGAGAGGTTCAATCTCGATGACGGAACTCGTGTGCGAAGTTATTACATTGGTTTTCGAACCGAGAAATTCGAGGATAAGACACTTACCGAGCAAGACGAGCCTGAGCATAAACTGATCGAGTTCTTAAAACAGAAATCGGTATTTGACAGAGAATGCGCAGATTGTCCTGCTCAGTATGCTTCGGCTAAAGAGACACCAACTTCCAAATGGGATGAAGTTTCTACTAAGTTGAGCGACCTGTCCACATCCAGATTGCATTATGTGAAAGTCCCGGAGAACCACATTGTTATCGACTTTGATATTCAGGATATGGACGGCAATAAGTCGTATGAACTGAATCTCAAAGAAGCGAGTAAATGGCCGCCGACCTATGCTGAACTCAGCAAAAGCGGTCAGGGCATCCACCTTCATTATATTTATGCCGGTGATGTCAGCAAGCTCAGCCGAGTGTACGACGATCATATTGAAGTGAAAGTCTTCACCGGTAAAAGCTCGCTGCGCAGAAAGCTGACAAAGTGTAATGACTTGCCTATCGCAACGATCAATTCTGGTTTGCCACTGAAAGGAGAAAAACAAGTGATAAATTTTGAAGGGGTGAAGAGCGAGAAAGGGCTTAGAACGCAAATCAAGCGAAATCTCAACAAGGAGTACCATCCGGCAACAAAGCCCAGTATCGACTTCATTTACAAAATTCTTGAGGATGCTTATGCAAGCGGACTCAATTATGATGTGACGGATATGCGGAATGCTGTTTTGGCATTTGCAGCAAGCAGCACACATCAGGCGGATTACTGTATCAAGTTAGTCAACAAGATGCAGTTTAAGTCCGCAGACCAGTCAGCAGGAGCAAAAAATGATGACGCCAAGCTCGTATTTTACGATGTTGAGGTGTTTCCGAACTTGTTCTTGGTGAACTGGAAAATCGAGGGTGAGGGTAAGCCGGTGGTTCGTATGATTAACCCCACCCCGACTGAGATCGAGGAGCTGATGCGATTCCGTCTGGTTGGCTTCAACTGCCGTCGGTACGATAATCATATTCTTTATGCCCGGTTGATGGGATATACGAACGAACAGCTTTATAATCTCTCGACAAAGATCATCAACGGCAGCGCAAATTGCTTCTTTGGCGAAGCCTATAATGTGTCGTATACGGATGTGTATGACTTTTCCAGTAAGAAGCAGTCCCTTAAGAAGTTCGAGATTGAACTGGGTATTCACCATCAGGAACTTGGTCTGCCTTGGGACAAGCCTGTGCCGGAGGAGCTTTGGACTAAGGTTGCTGAATATTGCGACAACGATGTCATTGCGACAGAAGCAACCTTTAATGCTCGTAAGGCGGACTTCACGGCTCGTCAGATTCTGGCAGATGTGGCGGGGATGTCCGTCAATGATACAACGAACTCGCTGACTACCAGAATTATATTTGGTAACAACCGCAAGCCTCAGGATCAGTTCAATTACCGTTTCATGGGTGACGAGAGTCAAATCTTCGACCCTAATGCGGATCTTCCGTTTACAATGGGGCTTGAAGACTACGACGAGTTCACACAGTTCGATAAAAACCATCGTCCCATCTTTCCTGGCTACACATTTGAGGGCGGTAAGTCCGTCTACAGAGGCGAAGAAGTTGGTGAGGGCGGCTATGTATATTCTGAACCCGGCATGTACAGCAACATTGCTCTGCTGGATATTGCATCCATGCATCCGAGCAGTATCGTAGCGGAAGAACTCTTCGGACCGGAATACACAAAGCGATTCAACGAAATTCTTCAGGCTCGTATCGCAATCAAGCATAAGGATTTTGATAAAGCCAAGAAAATGCTGGGCGGTGCATTGGCTAAATACCTGACTGATGAAAATGCAGCGGCTGATTTGGCGCAGGCTCTGAAGATTGCAATTAACTCGGTATATGGTCTGACCTCAGCTGGGTTTGAAAATCCGTTCCGAGATAATCGTAACAAGGATAACATCGTCGCGAAGCGTGGAGCTCTGTTTATGGTCAATCTCAAGCACGCTGTTCAGAGTCAGGGCTTTACTGTAGCGCACATCAAAACCGACTCCATCAAGATTCCAGACGCAACTCCTGAGATCATCAAGTTCGTGACTGAATACGGCAAGCTGTATGGGTACAACTTTGAACACGAAGCAACCTACGACCGTATGTGTCTGGTAAACGATGCGGTTTATATTGCTCGTTATGCTACAGTCGAGAAGTGCTGTGACCTGTACGGGAAAAAGTACATCGACTCTGCAAAGGATATTTGCAAGGAGAACAAGAAGCATCCGTATGCGTGGACGGCAACCGGTACACAGTTCCAGATTCCTTATGTTTTCAAGACGCTCTTCAGCAAGGAGAACATCGAGTTCGAGGATATGTGCGAGACGAAATCTGTAACTTCCTCGCTCTATCTTGACATGAACGAGGCTCTGCCGGATGTAAGTGTTCTCGAAGCAGAAAGAGATAAACTGTGGAAACAGATTACCGATTCCAAACGCATGACAGAGCCGATGCCTACTGAATGTGAGCGTGTCGAAGAACTAACGGACAAAATCGCTAAGGGGCACGACTACCACTTCATCGGAAAGGTCGGTCAGTTCTGCCCGATTAAGCCCGGCTGCGGAGGCGGCATTCTGCTTCGTGAAACGGAAAACAAGAAGACCGGTGAAAAGGGCTATGCCGCAGCAACCGGTTCCAAAGGTTTCCGTTGGCTTGAATCCGAGATGGTAAAGCAGCTGGACAAGCAGGGTGACATTGATCGTGGCTATTACAATAACATGGTCGACGAAGCAATAAAGTCTCTGTCTGTTTATGGTGATTTCGAACGCTTTGCTGCGGACGAACCGTATGTTTCGGATAACACACCTCCGTGGTTCGGAGCTGGCGAGCCTCATGAGGACGATATTACTCCGTTTGATGTGAGGTAACGCTTATGATTTTAATTCTGTTAATTGCTGTGCTCATTTATATTTTGTGCACGGCTGATTCTACCGAGTCCTGTATTCCAAATGAGGAGTGCAGGACTTGTCCATTTCCATGCGATAAACGCAAAAATTGAAAGGAGAAACTAATTATGGCTTACAAAGCAGTAGACAACATTATCATCGAGAATGCTCGAATTATCTTCCGCAACTTTAAGGGTGAGGAGTCCAAATACAATCGTGCTGGCTCTCGCAATTTCTGCGTGGTCATTGAAGATCCCGATATGGCGCAGAAGCTTATTGCGGATGGTTGGAATGTTCGTGTTCTGGCTCCTCGTGATGAGGACGAGGCTCCTCGCCATTATATTCAGGTGGCGGTCAGCTTCGACAACATCCCCCCGAAGGTTATCATGATTACTCGTCGAGCTAAGACTCAGCTGGATGAGGAGTCTATCGGAACTCTGGACTTCGCAGAGATCCGCAATGTCGACCTGACTATCCGTCCCTACAACTGGGAGGTCAATGGTAAGACTGGCGTCAAGGCATACCTTAAGACGATGTATATCACCATTGAAGAAGACGAATTCGCTGAAAAGTATGCCGAAACGGAGGGTCCTGAGGAGATGCCCTTCTAAAGGTGAATAGGTGCCAGCTTAGTACATGTCTGGTTAAATGTCCAGTAAGGTCTCGATTAGGTGTGCACGCCTATGACGGTAAGAGGAAACAGCCTTATTCCCTTTAATAACCGAAAGGAGGTAAAGCCATGTTGTGGCAGAAAAAGAAGAAACGCAAAAAGGCTACTAAATCTAAAGCAGTTACTCAGACTGCTCCTCATCAGCCGGCGGAAGAGCTTCCGCAAACGACTGAGCCTGAGGAAAAAGAAGAAACGCCAAAGCAAAAAAAGCCCGCTGGGAAAAAATGCAAAAAGGTTTTGTCTCCGGAAAAAGCTTTCTTAGATGCATTCGGACGGTTGACTAACCGGTATCGGGCTTGGGATGTTTGGCGTGACTTCATTACTATGTTCGCTTGTTCACTATCTAATCCTCTTGATAAGGAGCACCGGGATAAGCGAGAAGCGTTATATTTGGAAGTCATCAAAAAGTACAATAAGCAGGATCAAGAGTTGTTTCCTGAACTGGCTGCTCAGACGGTCTTGGCTTTGGAGGAAAATCCGGAGCAAGATTTTCTGGGCAGCATTTTTATGTCTCTCAATCTCGGCAACGAGCATAATGGACAGATCTTTACGCCGTATCATGTCTGTGAGCTAATGGCTGAAATGACGATGGACGACACGGTAAAAAAGGTAGAACAGGACGGTTATATTTCAATTAACGATCCGTGCTGCGGAGCTGGGGCCACATTGATTGCCGGAATCCACACTGCAAGGAAGCAGTTGGAAAAAGTAAACCTGAACTACCAAAATCATCTTCTCGTCGTTGCACAGGATATCGATGAAACGGTGGCACTTATGTGTTATATTCAGCTTTCACTTTTGAGGGTAGCAGGATATGTAAAGGTCGGAAACTCTCTGACAGAACCGATGACAGACAACGACAATAAAGAGAATTACTGGTTCACGCCAATGTATTATTCTAATGTCTGGGTGCTGCGTCGGATCTTCGGAGGGCGCTGATGGCAGGCATATCACTTCGAGATTATCAAACAGATGCTGTTGAGAGAATGAAAAACGGCTGCATTCTCTGTGGTGGTGTAGGTAGTGGCAAATCCAGAACAGCTTTAGCCTATTATTACAAACAGAATGGCGGTAAGCTCGGCACAAAGAATTATATTCGGATGCCGGGTACGCCAAAAGACCTGTACATCATCACCACGGCGAGAAAGAGAGATACTTTAGAATGGGAGGGTGAGCTTTCGCCCTTCCTTCTCTCTGTTCACGCGGAAGTCAATACCTATAAAAATAAGGTCGTCGTTGATTCCTGGAACAATATCGGGAAGTATGCAACGGTTACGGACGCATTCTTTATATTTGACGAGCAGCGCGTTGTCGGTTCGGGTGCATGGGTAAAAGCATTTCTGAAAATCGCCAAGTTTAATGAATGGATTCTACTATCCGCGACCCCAGGAGACACATGGGAGGATTATATTCCTGTCTTCGTAGCAAACGGCTTTTACAAAAACCGTACAGCTTTCAAAGAAGAGCACATGGTCATGACCTGGGTGAATGGAAAGTATCCGAAAGTAGACAGATATTTGGGAGTGGGACGACTCATCCGGCTTCGTAATCGCATTCTTGTGGATATGGATTTTAAGCGGGAAACCTGTTCGCACCATGAGGATGTCTATGTCAGTTATGATGTTGCAAAGTATAAAGAGACAAGCCGTCTTCGCTGGAATCCATATAAAAACGAGCCAATTGTCAATGCTGGGGAGCTCTGCTATGTATGGCGACGCATCGTAAACGAGGATGAGTCCAGACAAATCGCTCTAATGGAACTGTTTGAGAAGCATCCTAAAATGATTGTCTTCTACAATTTCGACTATGAACTTGATATTCTGAAAAATCTCTACTATGGAGAAAATGTTGAGATTGCAGAATGGAACGGTCACAAGCATCAACCGATTCCAACTTGTGACAGTTGGGTGTATCTGGTTCAGTATACTGCCGGAGCCGAAGGATGGAACTGCATTAGTACGGATACCATTGTGTTTTACTCGCAGAACTACTCCTACAAAATTATGAAGCAATCAGCAGGACGAACTGACCGCTTAAATACACCGTTCAAAGATTTGTATTACTACCATCTGAAGTCCCGTTCCGGCATTGATTTGGCTATCAGTAGAGCATTGAGCGAGAAACGGAATTTCAACGAAACCAAGTATGTCGGCAGCTATAAACCCAAAGCTGCCTGAGAAAGGAAAAAAGATGATAACAATTGATGTCGCGGAGTATTGCTCTGCTTGCATGGACTTCGATCCAGATGTTCAACGACCGCAAAAAGCATACGGAATGAGTGAAGAGATCGTCATATCCGACACGGTCATTCGATGCTCAAATCGAAATCGGTGCAAAAACATTGAGCGATACCTGAGAAAGAAGGTGACGAACGATGGCGTTGGCAAGACTGACGAAGCAATGCCATGAATGTCCTTTTGTCGAGACCTGTGAGCACAAGGAAATGGAAGCATTGGGATATTTACCAGAACCGATTATGGCAGATGTCAAAGTCCCGGTTACTGCTGATATAGCAGCTCCCATTTTGAGAGAAACTGTAAGCCGTGTAGTAGACGGCAAAGTTGTAACAATGTATAAGGACGAGTTGGAGAAGATCCTTTATAAAGATTTATATTCTCATCTCGGACTTCAGTTTGGAGGATGAATATGCATAACAATACCAACAATTCAGACAGAATGAATACTATCGCTTATAAAATCGGGCAGGCTATCGCGCTGGTAGCTTGTCTTTGTGTTTCTGCCATCGTCATTGCTTTAACTGTGAAGTGCATCCTGTGGATTTTGTAAGGAGTTTTTGCAGATGAATGAAGAAAAGGAAGTCTATTTTGACCAGTATTGCAAATCTTGCAAATACCACGGTCTTGAAGAGTCCAAAGACCCGTGCAATGACTGTCTCGCAGAACCCAGCAATACAAATTCCCACAAACCGATGAACTATGAAAGCAAAAACAATTCTTGATGCCGAGAAAAAGGATGCGATTGATATTGCAACGGAACTTTGCTATAGCGAAGAAGTCAAGAGAAAAATTGCACAGGCAAAATCTGTTTACGAAATTGGTCGCATCCTTAAACAAGCACGGCTCGATCAAGAGTGATATTTCTGAAAGGAGAAAAGAAACATGAATCTTGAGGAGTTCAGAAAGGCACTTTCGTCAGATGCTACTGAAGAGAATGCACAACTGAAAAGACAGTTGTCAGACCTTCAGACTGAATACCATGAAAAGCTTTCAAAACTCGAAAATGAAAACGATTCACTTAAAGAAAGTTGTCGGGTTTTATGCAATCGATGCTTTACTCTTACGAGAGGTGTTACTTGTCTATTTTGTGGTCTCGATTACCCCTGCCCTCATATGCCGGGGCTTGAGGAACAGGTGGCTATGGCTCATAAATTGAGAAAGGAGATCGAAAAAAATGGCTAATGGGTATCGTAATGCTCTTGTTCAGCAAATAAAAGACGCAGGTCAAGAACTTATCAACCGAGCTGAATCGATGGTGCATCCCGAAAATGATTTAATCACTGATTTTTCCATAGTAATCCATTTCGATCAGCATGAGGTACCTACAATCGACTACACAACCAGCGTGATAAACAAAGTTGCTTGCGATCGGGTTATCTATCAGAAAGGAGAATCCAATGTCTCAAAAATATGATGAATATCTGGAAAAACACAGGCAAGCTGTAAAAAAGGCTTATCAGTGGATTGCTGCTTATATTCCAGAACTGACAGATGTTGAGGCGACTCGAAATATTGAGTTCCATGATATGTCGAAGAATACGCCAGATGAGTACACGCCTTATGACAACTATTTCTATGGGGAGCAAACCCCAGCAATCATCGAGGCGTTTAACCGGGCATGGCTTATGCATATCCACCGAAACCCCCATCATTGGCAGTATTGGGTCTTAATCAACGACGAACCTAAAGAAGGAACTATCCTTATCGAAATGCCGTATCCATACATTATTGAGATGATCTGTGACTGGTGGGCATTCAGTTGGATTAAAGGTGACCTTTCCGAAATGTTTGCCTGGTATAAAGACCATGCTGATTATATTAAGTTACACAATAACACTCGTTCGATTGTAGAAGAAATTCTGGAAATAATTCGGACGAAGCTTACGGAGGTAGAAAATGCTGAAAATTGAAAACACCGAGGTTATTGGCTGGGAACACGCCATTCGTGGTATGAGGAACCCTAAGAACTCGTGGGTGAAGAGTGATAGTGGTGTTTGCGCCACGCATGGTCCAGCTCATTGCGCAGATTGTGTATACACTGATTGCCACGCTGACGATGTCGAGATTGGTACAAAATATATTCTCGGTCCTAACGACCTCAACCTCATGACTACCCTTCGCAACGCAGGCACAGACCATCGTAAGTTCATGCGGATGATTACGGTCTATCTTGACATCACCGCCCCGCTGTATTGGTGGAAGGAGTTCGATACTTACAAGGTTGGTACGGTTGCCAATTCCTGTTCCACGATGCATAAGATTGCGGATAAGGAGTTTACGCTGGCGGATTTTAGTTGCGAGCATCTGGATCGCGAACCTTATCATCGCAACTGGATCGAGAGCGTAATCGTCGATGAAGATATCACTTCGCCACACAAGGTATGGATGACACCATTTGATGTTCTTAGATGCACGATCGAGATGCTAAACGCATATCGTGAAAACTACCTTGAAACCAAGGATAAACAGGATTGGTGGCAGATGATCCAGCTTCTCCCGAGCTCTTACAACCAGCGCCGGACAGTTATGCTAAACTACGAGGTTCTGGCGAACATCTATAAGTCCCGTCGGAACCACAAGCTCGACGAGTGGCATACGTTCTGTGACTGGATTGAGAGTCTGCCTTATTCTGAGCTTATTACTGGTAAGGAGGAAAAAGCAGATGTTTGATGCCGGAGTAAAAGAAACCTTATGTACTCGATGCGCTCATCGGGAAGTATGCAACTATAAGCAGGACTACCTTGATATCATCAAAGCAGTTGAAAACGCGGCTATAACCCGGAATACACCCGATGGAAAAATCACATCAAAGAAAGTGATTCATTATGACTTCATCAGTGGGATATCTGTTGGTTGTAAGTACCATCAAAACTGGACGGAAACCTATCGTTCCGGAGAAGCAATTCTTTGAAACTGCACGAAAAATACACCCCCTATTATGAAAGGAGGTAACGCACAATGAATTATTTTCTGGCAGTTAATGATCGGCAACTCGGCACTTGTTTGAGAATGCTGTTTGCTGAGAAACTTCAACCTGCTGTCCAAACCGTGTTGAACGAAAAGGGCAAGATTGAGTTTCATATCAGCATCGCAGCAGATCAGGAAGTGTTCGAAGAGCTGAACGAGCGCTACAAGATCATGATTTCGTAAGTTACTCGATTTCGAAGGTAAAGGGGCCGTAACAAGCCCTTTTACTTTTGTTATATTTATGGTAAAATACTACGAGGAGGCGATGTCAATGAAAGTTAAATCCAGAATGTCCTGTCCGGTTCGAAGAAAAGACGGCACATGGACAACTGTTATCAAAGAATTTGAAGAAGATATTCCGGATCTCGGACGAGAAGAGCTTATCTGCAACAAATGCGGACGCCCTGATTATCCGAAATGCAAGGAAACGGTTTGTGAAGCCTGGAAATACCACAAATCAAAAAAATAACATTTTATGTAAGAGCTGAGGTTAAACCTTGGCTCTTATTTTTTGTGTAAAGGAGAAAACAATGCTTGCCAGAGAAGCGACAAAAGCGGATATTCAGGCTGTTTGTGACCGCCTTCGGGAAGCTAAGGAACAACGTCAGCTTGATATTCAAATAAACCAGGCTATTGCACTGGTGAATCGTAATCACAGGAGGAAAAAATATGACGCCGAACGACTATCAGCAGGCAGCTCTTCGCACTGCTCCAAAAGATTTACCGCCTGACCGGCTTCTGCTCAATGGCTTAATGGGTCTGAACGGAGAAGCCGGCGAAGCAATTGATATTTTGAAAAAGCATCTGTTTCAGGGGCACGAACTGGACACTGCACATATGGCTAAAGAGCTTGGAGATGTGGCTTGGTATCTCGCTGTAAGTGCAAACGCCATTGGGTATGACCTTGAAACCATCATGCAGATGAATATGGACAAACTGAAAGCCAGGTATCCGGATGGTTTCGACGCTGAACACAGTCTGCATCGCAATCAGGATGATATTTAAGGAGGGTTTTCTATGAATGAACAATTCGGAGAAAAGGTAAAAGCTATTTTTGATAGTATTACCGTTCTTCAGGCAAAAGATAGTGACTTGAAACGAGATAACGCCAACATCAACGGTGACTCCCCTATGGGGGCTATGCTGCAATATGGTGCCAACACCGCCAAGGAGTACAATCTGGAGTATTTGATTAAACCTGCAATTGCAGAACTTCACCGCGATGGATGGATTCATATACACGACCTTGACTTCTATGCGTGGACGACGACCTGCACGCAGATTGAGCTTCGAAAGCTTTTCAAGGACGGATTCAATACCGGTCACGGCCATCTGAGAGCTCCAAAAAGCATTGGCTCGTATGCTGCTCTGGCTGCTATTGCCATTCAGTCTAATCAAAATGACCAGCATGGCGGACAGAGTGTTGTGGACTTCGATTACGCAATGGCCGATGGTGTCCGTTATACCTATCAAAAGTACCTGAAAGAGGGTTACGCGATTTGCGAACGCCTCAATGACCTAAAAGACAAAGCATGGATTCTCGACTATGCTATGGAAAAGACTACTCGTGATACTTATCAGGCTATGGAGGGGTTCATTCATAATCTGAATACCATGCATTCCCGTGCCGGCGCTCAAGTTCCATTCAGCTCTATTAACTATGGCACTGATACTTCTTGGGAAGGGCGTCTTGCTATTGAGCAGCTTCTACTTGCTACAGAAGCAGGACTCGGTCATGGCGAAACACCTATCTTCCCGATTCAGATTTTCCGTGTCAAAGAGGGAATCAACTATAATCCCGATGACCCAAACTATGACCTGTTCAAACTGGCGATGAAGGTCAGTGCAAAGCGTCTGTTTCCTAACTTCGCTTTTATTGACGCACCTTTCAATCTCCAGTATTACAAGCCCGGTCATCCTGAAACGGAGGTTGCCTACATGGGCTGCCGTACTCGTGTAATGGGTAATGTTTATGACCCGTCTCGTGAGATCGCTCCCGGCAGAGGTAATCTGAGTTTCACTTCTATCAATCTTCCGAGGCTTGCTATTGTGGTCGATGGCGATATTCCTCAGTTTTTCAAACTGCTTGACGGAATGCTCGACAAAACCATGCAGCAGCTTCTCGATCGATATGAGATTCAAGCGTCAAGAGTAGTTAGAAACTTTCCGTTCCTCATGGGAGAAGGCGTATGGATGGACTCTGACAAGCTTGGGCCGGATGACGAAGTTGGAGAGGTATTGAAACACGGAACCCTCTCTATTGGTTTCTGTGGGCTTGCAGAGTGTCTTGTGGCTTTGACAGGGCATCATCATGGTGAAGATGAAGCATCCCAGGAACTCGGCTTACGCATTGTCGGTTATATTCGGAACTATTGTGATGAGAAAAGCAAGCAGTTTGGTATGAATGTAACCTGTCTTGCTACTCCTGCTGAAAGCTTAGCCGGACGCTTACTTAGAGCTGACCGAAAAGAATTTGGTATTATTAAGGGAGTTACCGATCGTGACTACTACACTAACAGTTTTCATGTTCCGGTCTATTATCATCTCCCGGCTCTTAAGAAGATCGACATTGAAGCTCCATACCATGCTCTTACCAATGCCGGTCATATTTCCTATGTAGAACTGGACGGTGATCCGACCAAAAACCTGGCTGCTTTTGAGCGTGTTGTAAGACACATGAAAGAAGCTGGCATCGGTTACGGAAGCATCAATCATCCTGTAGACCGAGATCCTATCTGCGGCTATAACGGAATTATCAACGATACTTGCCCCTGCTGCGGACGGAGCGAAGCCGATGGAGTTCCATTCGAACGCATTCGCCGTATTACTGGATATTTGGTCGGAACTCTTGATAAGTGGAATGACGCTAAGCGTGCGGAGGAGCGAGATCGTGTCAAGCATGAAGTTGATTCGAATTTCGGGGATTGA